CTACGCGGGTCGCGCGCCGAGCCGGTCCAGCGCTGCCGACACGTCCGGCGCCACCGCGGCGCGGGTGATGTAGTGCCGTCGGGTGATGTCCGGCGACGTGTGCCCGAGGACCTTCGCCGCGTGCTCGGCGTCGAACTCGGCCTCGATGAGCGTGGCCGCCGTCTTCCGCAGGACGTGCGGCGTTACCCACTCGAACTCGTCCGGGTCCGGCGCCTTCCCGCCGATCGGCTTCTCGTGCTCGACGTAGGCGCGCGCCTCCCGCATTTGCCGCCGGGTGTTCGCGGTCGTCTTCGGCCCGCCGTGGCGGCCCGGCCACACGAGATCCTGATCGGTCGGGTGGCCGCGCGCGATCTGCCGGCGCAGCGCGTCCATCGCGAACCGCGGCATCGTGAGCTGCCGCCACGCCGCGTCCGTCTTCGGCCACGGCTGCCGCTCACCCTGCTTCGTGATCGTCCCCGAGATCGTGATCTTCCCCGGCAGGTACACCTCGGCGCCGGTGTCCTCATCGACGACGGTGCGGTCCCACACGATCTCCGAGCGGAGCAGCGCGAGGCCCTCGCCGATGCGGGTGCCGCTGCCGGCCATCACATCGACGAAGTCGGGCAGCTCGGGGCCGCGCGGCTTCCCGTAGCGGTTCGCGCCCGCCCAGGCGGCGGCCCGCGCGCGGTAGCGGTGGAAGTCCTCGACGGACAGCGACAGCACGTGCTTCTTGTCGGGGCGGCGCTTGGTGATCTCGGCGACCGGGTTGTGGTCGATCGCGTCGTGCTGAGCGGCGAGGCGCATCATCCCGTTCAGGACGACGCCGGCCTGCTTCGCGGTGGTGTCGCCGGGGATGGCGCGGATGAACCGGTCGAGCACGCCGACGGTGGCCTCGCCGACGCGGACCTTCCCGAGGCCGGGGACGATCTGGTTGTTCACGCGCTCGCGGTAGGACGCCATCGTCGACGGTGCGAGCTTGTCGGCCTCGCGCTTCTCGAGCCATAGCGCGGCGAGGTCGGCGAGGGTGGTGTCGCGGGTGATCTCGCCGACGGTGCCGGTCGGCTTCGCGCGGTCCCGGATCGCCTCCTTCACTGCGCGCTCGGCCGCCGCGCCGGTCGTGCCGTGCTTCTTGATCCGGCGCGTCTCGCCGTCGAAGTCGCGGTACCGCGCGACCGCCTCCCAGCGGCCCGGGCCGAGCTGCGTGCGGGTGATCCGGCCGTGCGTGCCGATCGGCATCGGCGGGCGCGCCATCAGGCACCCACCTCGTCGCTGGGATCCTCGCGGCCCGCCGTCAGCGCGTGCACCAGGCCGACGATGTGGTTCCGCTCCGCGCCGGTGAGCCGGTCCGTCGTCGCGGGTAGCTGCGCGGCGAGCATCGACGGCGTCTCGATCGTGAACCCGATGCCGGCGGCGTAGGCCAGGATGATCGTCTGCTCGCTCAGGTTCAGCGCGCGGGCGAGGCCGGTGACCGTGGCGGTCGACTTCGGCCACTCCTTCCGCTTGCCCGTCGCGATGTCGGACATGGTCTGGTGCGAGATCGCGCCGTCGGTGGCAGCGGCCAGCGCGCGTACCGTCCATCCGGTCTCGTCGCGTCGCTGCGCGATGAGCTGTTGCAAGGTCGGGTGCCTGCTCATGGTCTGGTCCTCTGAGATCGGCCGCCGCGGATGCGGCGGAGCCTGTTGACGACCGTCGGCGCGTACGCGACGGCTTCGGGGGTGTCGAGCACCTGGTTGAGGCGCTGGTAGTACCGCACGGGCGTGAGCCCGAAGTTCGCGACGATCGCGTCCTCCTTGGATCCACGTTGCTGCCACCACGACCGCTCGAAGTCGAGGATCTGCCGGTCGACGTCGGTCAGCACGGCCGGTCCTCGATCCGCATGTTGATCCACATCCGCTCGTCGTCGGTCAGGGACCGGATGAGCGCGAGGAGCATCGGCACGTCGACCCACAGTTCCTCGGCGGCCTCCTCCTCGTGGCGTGTCCAGCGGAGTACCTCGACGAGGTCGTTGAGGTCGATGAGCCGCCGGGCGGCGAGAGCCTCGACGGTTCGCTCCTCTCGTGCGGCGAGCACAACGTCGCGGGGATACACCTGCCGCTCATCGTGGATGAGTTCATGGGTGAGCGCGGACCGCCGCTCGGCCTGCGTCATCGTCGGGTGAAGTTCCACTCGACCGTCCCGGCCATGTCGTCCGCGAACTGCCGAGGGTGCGTCGAAACTGATCCGCAGGTGCCCGCGGGCGCGCGCCTCGCGCCACGGATGCCACGGCGGGGTCCTTCTCGTCATGTCCAGATTTGTACACGCGCCGACTGACAGAAATGGTGCCTGACCTGGAACTACACGCGTGTAAGTCGTAGGTGTGATCATCATGCACCGGCCTCAGGTCCCTCGGAATCTGGTGCCTCGGCGTCGTCGTCCTGCGCTCGGTGGAGTCGCTCAGCGTCGGTCGGCCTGTCGATGAATCGCTGCGCGAGGTCATATGCCTGCTGCTCGTTTGACGCGCGGAACGCCTCCCAAGCGCCGACGGGCGCGCCCGCCGATTGCCACGCCTTCCATTGCGACCAGTGCTCGTCATATACCGGCTCACCACTCGGCCACCTGTCCGGCCCGTCGGGGTGGGCGTTGGCAGTCAAGTCCTGAGGCTGGCGATCAGTCTCTGCAAGTGATTCGCCTTGCTGCTCGACTGGAATCCCGGGAGTGCTGGGTGGAAGCGTGTGGTACTCGAGCCCTTCGGGTGGCACTGGGCGTCCGAAGGCGTCCTGCTTGCCCTTGCGTTCGAGGGCACTCTCGACGTCGGCCTGCATCTTCGCAGCTCGGGCCGACTTCCGGCGTGCCTGCTCTTTCGCCTTCTCGATCGCGAGATGCGTCGTGCCACCGACACCGACCTCGGTTACCGCTCGCAGTATCGGCAGGAGTTCGTCGACTGCGTAGACGAGATTCTCGAGGTCGTCGATGACCGCGGTGATGTCGTCTTCTTCGGTGTACCCGGACGAGGTGTTCGCCATGAACTCGACCTCATCGGCGGCGAGATCGAGTTGAACCATCAGGTCGGGGCCGAGACTCCACGCGCCGAACTGAGGGCGGCGGGGAGGAATCGGGGCGACTGCGTCGACTTCGGCGCCATCGCGAGGGCGCCGCGGCTTCGCCTGCTCTCCCCGCTGGTCGACTGCGTCCTCAGCGACCACGGCGTCGCCCATCAAGACAGCGCGCGCCCGTCCTGACTTCCAGCGAAGCGCGCGGTCATATTTCGCGAGCGTCTGTGCGCCGACCTTGAGTGCGACGCCCAGCTCGATCTTGGACTGGGTCGTGTCGGACGGGCCGCCGGCCTTCATGACGTCGGCCTGGCTCATTCCGAGTTCTCCGCGGCGGTTCTTCACTGCTTCGCCGAGACGGGCGACGGACGGGGTGGTTGGCATGGGCTAGACCCTTCCAGAAAATTTTGGCAAACCTTGCCCCAGTTTGGCAAACCTCAACGGCGTAATTCAACCGTGAATCGGCCTACATGAGTGTGATTCAGCAGCTAAAGAGGGTTTGCCGAAGCCACGCCTCGGCACGGATGAAGGTTTGCCGACGTGCCGAACCGTGCTAGCGTCGGCAAGGTGACCACGACACAGCCAGCCAAGTACCAGCGATACGGCAAGGTTCGCCCACGCAGAACGCCTCCGCACGTGTCCATCAAGATCCTTCGCCTGGCCGCGAGGCTCACTCTCGACGACGTCGCTGAACGCATGGCCGACTTCGGCGAGGCACCCGCCCGCGGAACCCTCAGCGCGATCGAGAACGGACACAGGGGCGCAAGCCGGGAGTTCCTCGCCGCGCTCGAGCAGGCCCTCGGGATCCCTGAGGGCTCGATCACCACCGACTACGAGCCGCGCACCTCCGCGGCTATCGCAGTCGACAACTGAAACGGCCGCCCGGTGCGCCAACACCGAACGGCCGTCAAAACACATCACCAAGCAGAGGAGGCAACCTCATGCTCTACCCCCAGGATACCGCGCCACCAGCGCGCGGCATGTCACCCGCCGAACTCGACGCACTCGGCGTCTCCACCGACCTCCGCACCGCCGCACGCGCACTCGGAATCGGCAAGTCCATGGCCTACCGCCTGGCCGACCAGGGCAAATTCCCCTGCCCCATCATGCGGATCGGCTCCCGCTGGGTAGTCCCCACCGCCGGCCTCCGCGCAGCACTCGGCCTCACGGAGGCCACCGCATGACCGCCGCGGCTGCGCCTCTCACGGGTGCATTCACCGGCGCGCACCTCATCGCCGTCATCGTGCTCGTCCTCGTCCTGTGGATCCTCACCCGCGCCTGGGTCTCCGCGACCGTGCGGAAGTCCCAGATCCGCGAGGACGCCCGGCTCGAGAACCGCCGCAGGTACCGCGCCGAACTCATCGCCCGCAGGGGACCGCGGATCCGCGGCTGCCGCTGCGAATGCCACCGCCTATCCGCCGTCCGCTGAACCCCCGCCAGGAGAACCACCGTGACCACCGAATCCGTCGCCCCTGCCGCGGCTTCCCCCAAGATCCTCTCGACCACCAGCCGCCGCGAGACCGTATGGCGCCTCGCCCGCCACACCACCGCCGACGCGGTGCTGCCGATCCCCGGCGACAAGCGCGGCCGGACGCTGCGCCCCGACCTCATCGAGGTCACCGAGACCCTCTACGACGGTGCCGACGCGCCCGCCCCGAAGCTGTCCATCCACGTGAGCGGGCAGGTCGTGAACCCGTCCACCGGCGACCTCGGCACCCGGCGGCGCATCGTCCCGCCCGTGCCGCTCGCCCCCTGGCTCGTCGAACTCGTCGCGAAGTCGGTGACCCAGTGAACCCGAACCTGTTCCCCACCCGCACGCCGCTCGACGTGCGGCCGCTCGCCTCCCAGGAAGCCCCGCCCATGTCCCTCGCATCGGTCACCCTGACCACCACCTACCGCCCGCCGGCCGAGGGCTGGCCGCCCGTCGACATGCTCGGCCGTCCGATGGACGTCGACCTCGTCACCGTTACGGTCACCGTCCGCGCCGACCACCAGCACGAGGTCTCCGACCTCGTCTCGCTCAGGTCCGCCGCGAGCAAGGTCGTCTGGACCGAGCGGCCCAGCGCGCTCCCGCCGTTCGTGCAGGACCTCGTCGCCGACGCGCTCGCCCAGGGCTACAACGTGATTCGGGGTGCGCGATGAGCGCCGCCGACCTCCAGCCGCAGGACGTGGTCCGCACCCTCGACCACATCGCCGGCCTGTTCACCTCCCTCGACGCGGTGCAGGCGGACATCTCCGCGCTGCAGGACGCCGAGCGCGGGCTCAAGGAGCAGATCAAGGCCGCGCTGGGGGAGGAGGGCACCGTCGGCACGATCGGCGGGAAGGTCGTCGTCACGTACCGGCCGAGCGCACCGGCTTCGCAGCTCGACGGGAAGGCGTTGCGCGCGGATCACCCGGAGCTGTTCGACAAGTACCTCGTCGAGAAGCGGCCGAGCCGCCCGTTCAAGGTGCTCGACTGATGGCGCTCCTCTCCGATCCGCAGACCGCGCTCAACCTCACTCGCGACGACGTCATCCGACAGGAACTCGTCGACATCATCGAGTGGCACGAGCACAACCAGCCCCGCTCCCTGCAGAAGACCCTCGGCCCGTCCGAGGTCGGCCACCCCTGCCTGCGCCACCTCGGCTACAAGTTCCTCGACGTGCCCGACTGCAACCGGCCGCCGTGGCTCGGCGACGTCCTGCCGTCCGCCATCGGCTCCGCGATGCACAAGCGCCTCGAATCCCACTTCGACGCGCAGAACATGAGGATCGGTCGCGTCCGGTGGCTCACCGAGATGCGCGTCGAGCCCTGGCCCGGTCTCACCGGGTCGTGCGACCTGTTCGACGTCGACAACGGCCGCGTCATCGACTGGAAGGTCCTCGGCGACAGCTCGTTCAAGAAGATGCGGAAGACACCGTCGATCACGTACCGGCGGCAGATCCAGCTCTACGGGCGCGGCGCCGAGCTGGCCGGGCACGACGTCCGCGAGGTCACCCTCGCGCTGATCCCCAAGGTCGGCTCGCTCGCCGGGACGAAGACGATCACGGTCGACTACGACCCGCAGGTCGCCGCCGACCTCGAGGCGCGCTGGTGGGACTTCGTCTGCCAGGTCGACGACTTCAAGGCCGAGCAGCACCCGGGCCGCATCCACTGGTTTCCGCCGATCGCCCCGGAGTACGCGGACATGTGCCGCGTGTGCCCGTGGTTCTCAGAGCAACCCGAGGTCAACCCGGACATGACGTCGGTGCGCTGCGCCGGCCTCACCGTCCCGAAAGCAACCGCCCCGGCCGGGGCGTAACCCGCACCACCACAGAGAAGGGAAACCCCATGTCCGACCAGGACACCACCGCGGACGAGACGACGGAGGAATCGGTCACCGACTTCGCCGCGATCCTCGCCCAGCACGACAAGGGCCGCGCGCTCGCCGAGGCGTCCCGCGCCCTGGCCGAGTGTGTCGACGCGGCGCTCGCCAGCGGCAAGAAGGGCGGCAGCGTCACCGTCAAGACCACCGTCGAGCCGCTCGACAACGGTGCCGTCCGGCTCGCGATCAACGTCGAGTCGAAGCCCGTCAAGGAGCCCGCGCAGTCGATCTGGTTCGCCGACGGCGACGGGCACCTGTCCCGCGACAACGCCGGGTTCTTCCTCGGCGCCAAGTAGCCCCATCACAAGGAGGAAAATCTCATGTCCGACAGCAACATCCACCTTCCCCAGATCAACACCGAGTCGATCACGCCGGAGGAGTACGGCGTCGACGGCCCCGTGCACGTCTTCATCGCCAACGGGGTCGAGGGGCTCGAGACGAAGGTGGTCGACGTCCGCGCCGAGGTCCCCGACGCGTTCCCGCCCCGCACCACCGTCCCCCGCAAAGTCACCGACCAGGCGTCGTTCCTCGCCGAGGTGAAGCGCCGCCCGCTCCTCGACGGCCTGTCCACCGTCTGGGCGAACCGGAAGACCGGAACCGTCTCCGTGATCTACGACGAACTCGGAGCCGACGCGACCGCCGACTACACCCGCCGGCAGGACTTCCTGACGCTGCAGTTCGTTCGGGATCCCGACTGGACGCTGCTCATGAACACGATCAGCAAGGAGCCGTGCGGCCAGCTCGAGTTCTCCGACCTCATCGAGTCCGTCGGGCACCTCATCACGTCGCACCCGGCGGCCGAGCTGATGGAGATCGCCGAGAGCCTCCGCACCAGCTCGCAGGCCCGGTTCGAGTCCCGTCCCAACCGGGCGAACGGCTCGCAGGTCTTCACCTACGCCGAGGAGGTGTCGGCGACCGCAGGCCGCTCCGCGCAGCTCGAGGTGCCGACGACGATCACGTTCCGCGCCGCGCCGTTCGAGGACTTCCCGCCGGTCGACGTGACGTGCTGGTTCCGGTTCCGCGTGAACGGCGGCAACCCGCGCCTGACTCTCGAGGCCCAGCCGTTCGACCACGTGATCCGCGCGACCTGGTCGACGGTCATCGACGACCTCGCCGAGAACCTCGGCGTGCCCGTGTACGCCGCGAATCTGTAACCCCCACACCAGGAAAGAGAGATAACGATGCCCCTTCTGCAGCCCGTCTCGGGCTCCAACGCGAAGTTCAAGGAGATCGGCGACACCTACACCGGGACGCTGATCAAGATCTCCGAGGAGCAGCAGGCCACCGTCTACGACGGCGTGCGCGGCGTGCCGACGAACGAGCCCGACTTCTGGGACAAGGAGACCAAGCAGCGGCCGAAGATGCAGATCTACGTGCTGCTCGAGTGCCAGCGCGACGGCGTGCCCGCGCACTTCGACTACCCCGACGACGGGAACGTGAAGATCTGGGCCACCGTCGAGGCGAAGCACGCCAGCATGTACGCCGCGCTGATCGACGGCGGCCTCGGGAAGGCGGACCGCCTCGGCGGTCAGTTGACCGTGCAGTACGTGGGGACCGACCCGGAGTCGCGGAACCCGCAGAACCCGCGCCGGATGTACGCGGCGAGCTACGTCGAGCCGCCGCTGCTCGGTGGCCCGACGGGGCAGCAGACCCCCACGGTCCAGCAGCCCGTGCAGCAGGCCCCGCCCGCCGCGCAGGTACCGCAGGCCGGTCAGATCCCCGCGCAGCCCCCGGCGGGCAGCGGAGTCGACGCCGACACCTGGGCGCGGATGCCCGCCGCCACGCAGCAGGCCATCATCGCCGGCCTGCAGCAGCAGACCGGCGGGCAGCCGCCCTACTGATCGAGTCGCGGCCCAGCAGACCGGCTTCGAAACCTCTGCTGGGCCGCGGCCACCCGCTCCACCACGAACCGAAGGAGACCCCGATGTCGGAGACCACCGAGATCAAGGCGCGCCGCGAGATCACGTTCTCCGACGTCGGGATCCCCGGCGTGCACGCCACCTTCCAGCACGAGAAGCAGATCTGGATGGCCGCGCCCGTCCTCAAGGCCCGCGCCCTGTTCAACCGCGCGCAGGCCCTCGCCGACGGGGCGGCCCGCGCGCAGAAGCTCCTGTCCCGCGTCGTCGAGCGCCACCCCGAGCTGTACCTCGAGCTGCGGCCCGCGCTGCTCGCCCTCGAGGGGATCGCCGGGCGGGTGCCGTGGGGGAGCGCGCTGGACAAGGAGATCGCGGCGCAGGCGGCGGCCCGGGCCGCCGCGAAGAAGCGCCGGAGCAGCGGCGCGAAGTTCACCCACTGACACCAGCAGGAGGCACCACCCCCATGAGCAAGATTGAGCGCCGCGATATTGGATACGCGCACAACCGACTCCACGACGTAGCCCGGCAGCTCCGCACCGACGGACACGACGACGCCGCGAGCTACGCCCGGCGCGCCGACACCGAGCAGGCCGTCTACGAAGACCTTGTGAGCCTCGCCGAGCGGGGATATACCGAGGGCGCGAAGGACATCGACGCCTGGAAGATCGGCGCCAACCTCGTCGACTACCTCCTCGAGCGCGGCTGGACCCCGCCCGCCCACTTCGCCGACCGGATCGTCGAATGACCGCCCGGGAACGCTCGGCGCCGGTGATGGCGATCCGCGCCGCCCGTGTTCCGGCCGGCGGCTGGATCGTCCACGACCTGCGCGACCCGAGCACCGTGCGCATGCCTCCGTGGCGGCGCCCCGCGCCCCGCCGGTGGCGGCGCTACCCCACGCACACCGAGGCGATGCGCGCCGCGTGCCGCGCGATCAAGGGGCGCACCGTGCTTCCCGTACCGACCAGCGCCTTCACCCTCGCTCGCTGACCCGTTCACCACCCACCACCAGGAGAAGACGATGACCGACCAGACCCCCGATCTCGAGCCTGCGGAGGACATCCTCGCGCAGCTCGAGTTCGCCGCCCGCACGCTCGCCATGACCGCCTGGGAGATCCTGCGCTCGCAGCTCCCCCCGGCGATGAAGACCGTCCTGTCCCCGCCGTGGGACGACCTCCCCGCCGCCGACAAGGCGCGCCTGATCGAGAAGACCCGCGCCGACATCCGCGAGAGCGTCGCCGCCGAGCAGGCGGGAGAGTCGAAGTGACCGCGCCGGTCGGGACGGTCGCCCTCATCGACCGCGACGAGGCCCGCACGCTGGCCGAGTGGCTCATCGCCGAGCAGCGGTGGCTGGGCCAGCGCACCGCGAACGCGGTGGCCGACGCCTGGCTCGCCGACGTGGCACAGCTCGAGGACCGCGCCCGGTGGCTGCTTGCCGAGTCCGAGCATCACCACCAGGTCACCGCGAAGAAGGCCGCGTCCGCGGTCGTCGATGCCCGGGTCGCCCGCGCGTCGCTCGAGACGATCCGCGCACGGGTCTCGCACGCGGCCCGGGTCGGGCTCCTCACGCACCGCGGCGAGTGGCCGGCCGAGGTGCTCGACGCCGCAGCATCGGCGATGAGCGTGCCCGTCCGCTTCGGAGCGGGCGACGACCCGGCGCGCAAGGTCGCCGAGCACGTTCTCGACGCGGCGGCGCGCGCCCTCCACCGGGACCACGTGCACGTCGCGCCGCACAGCGCCGCGCACACGGTCGACATCGTCGACAAGTCCGGCCTCTCCGCCGACCTCGACACGTGGCTCGCGAAGAACCGCGCCGCGCAGACGAAGCCGGAGGTGTTCTGATGGCCGACTACCCGAAGGGCCTGCGGCTCCGCCCCATCGAGGCGTGGCCCGGCAGCCTCACCCGCGACCGCAAGGTCTCACCGTTCACCGCGAACTGGTCCATCACCCTCGACCAGCTCGACCGCGAACTCTGGCACCTCGGCCCCCGCAACCGCGGGAACGCTGACAACGCGCCCGCGGTCCTGCAGATCGCGATGCGCGAGCAGGACTTCCGGCTCGATGGACTGCCCCGCGCGAACAGCCGACCCGAGCACCCCGGCGTGATCCTCAACGTCGACGCCACTCGACAGGGCGCGCTGTCGTTCCCCTGCGACCGGTTCACCGACTGGCGGGACAACCTCCGCGCGATCGTCCTCGGCATGGAGGCCCTGCGGAAGCTCGACCGCTACGGCATCACGCCCGGTGACCGGCAGTACACCGGCTGGAAGCAGCTTGGCGCCGGCACCGCGGCCGTCGAAGCAGGAATGAGCCGCGCCGAGGCCGCGAAGGTCCTGTACCTCGGCAGCGGCGTCCCCGAGCCGATCATCCTCCGCGACCCGGAGGCCGCAGCGAAGGCCCACCGCGCCGCGCGCGCTGCAGCGCACCCCGACCGCCACGGCGACGACCGCACGAACTGGGACCGCGTCGAAGAGGCCGCCACGGTCCTCGGCCTGACCCCGTAACCACCACACCACCAGGAGAAGAACCATGCGTAACCCGTTCCGCCACAACAAGAAGACCCCCGAGTACGCGTCGACGCTCACCGCGACGATGCTCGTCTCCCTCAAGGGCGACGACACCAGCCACCCGGTGCGGATCACCGTCGACTACAACAGCCCGCGCGCCGCGGTCGCCGGAATGTACAAGCTCAGCAGCCCGCCCTACCTGCACAACATCGGCCTCGAGATCGGCGCCTACGCCGGCATCGCCGAGACGGTAGACGACGGGGACGACGAATGAGCACCGTCGAATCGCGCACCGTTGCTCTGCAATTCGCCGTCGACTGGGCCGGCGACCGCGCCAAGGCCCGCCGCTTCCACCCGAGCGCGGGCGAGGTGATCGACGTCGCCGAGGAGTTCGCCGACTACATCGACAACGGCACCGTCCCCCGCTCGTCCGGCCGGCGCCCCACGGGCGACGTCGTCGAGTACGCGGTCACCGAGAACAAGGTCTACGACCCGGAGACGGGCACGCCGGTCCCGTTCGACGAGGCACGGGCGCGGGGTCTGCTCGACACGTCGGCGGTGCCGAAGCCCGGGCCGCGGCCGACGCCGCGCACCGCCTCGGCGGTGGCCCGGTGAACGCCGCCGAGCACTTCGCCGCCGCCGAGCGCCTCATCGTGCCCGCGGTCTACGAGAGCCCCGACGACCGATCGGTTCCGCAGCTACTTGCTGCCGTCGCGCACGGTCTTCTCGCGGTCGCCGCGACGCGCCTCCCCGAGACGCCGACCGCCGACGACTACGACCTCGCGCGCCGCACGTGGGACACCGTGCACACCCTCGCCGGGCCGACGTTCGACGAGCTGAGCGCCGCCGGGCAGGGCAACCTGGCCCGCCGGCAGATGCGGCTCCGAACCGGCGCCTACTTCCAGGAGGACGCCGGCCATGGGTAACGCGATCGCACTGCTCGCCGCGATCGGCGCGGCGTTCTGGCTGGTCTGGTGGCTCAAGAATCGCCACCCCGCAGACCAGCACCACAACCACCACCAGGAGAAATGACCATGCCCACCCACGAGAACCTCAACGTCCCCGTCCAGATCGTCATCGACGAGAAGAAGATCCTCGAGCAGATCGGCTGGACCGAGCACTACCAGGACCACGACGGCGAATGGACCGAGGAGGGCGGCCAGTTCGACCTCCCCGCGAACCTCGCCGGCCTGGTCGCCGACCGCCTCGCACACTCCATGGAACGCGAAATGCGCGACGTCGTCGTGAAGGCCGTCACCGAGCGCGCGAAGACCCGCGTCGCCGAGATCATCGACGAGGTCATCGCCGGCGACATCCGCAAGACCAACCAGTGGGGCGAGCCCGTTGGGGAACCGACGACGCTCCGCGCCCTGATCGTCAAGGAGATCGGCGACCAGCTGAACCGGAAGGTCAACAGCCGCGGCGAGACCCAGACGTATGCCCGCGACGGTGCGATGCCGTACGCGCAGTACGTCGCCCGGGTGGCCGCACAGAGCGCGCTCAAGGGCGAGCTGGCCGAGGCCGCGCAGGAAGCCGTCGAGCAGGTGAAGGCGAAGGTGACCGGCCTCGTCGCCGAGGAACTCAGCACCAAGATCGTTCAGGCGGTGGCCCGTGCCTGAGACCACGACCACCCGCACCACGAGCATGAGCGGCTACGGCCCGCTCACCCTCGCGAACCTCCGGCAGTTCGTCGACGCAACCGAGAGCCAGTGGTCGGAGGACGCGCACGTCGCCATCACCACGCAGGCGGCCCGGGACCAGCGCGACAGCTCGACGTGGCAGATCACCCTCACCGAGACCACCCGAGCAGGAGCCCGGCGATGAAGCTCCGCAAGCTCCTCGCGTACCGCAAGCACGACGGCGACCGTGTCGCCTGGCACATCGGCGACGTCCGCGACCCCGACGCAGGCCCCGGCGGCGTCATCGAGGTTGCGCTCGAGTACGGCGACTACGGAATCTTCACCACCGCCACCTGGACCGCCAGCTCGTACGCCACCCGGCACTGGAACTCGCTCATCGCGTCCATCTCGCTGTGGCGATGGGGCGTGTGGATCGCATTCCGCGGCACGGAGGTCCGCCGCTCCGACGAACAGTAATTTCCCCTGCCCGTTATGGCTTCTACAACACGCCACATCGGCATCCTCAAGGAGACAACCATGTTCGACCAGATCACCATCCCCCAGGTCATCACCTGGATCGCCCTCACCGTCGCCATTGCGGCCTGCGCGGGCACCGTCCACTACGCCCGGCGCGCCGAGGCCGCAGCACGCCGCGCCCAGGCCGCGGCCGAGCACGCGCAGCGGTTCAACAAGTGGGCGCACATCCACACCGTCCGCGCCGACCAGGCCGCCGCGTCCACCCTGTCGGCGGCGCTACGCGCCGAGTCCGCGGCCGCCCGGATTCCCGCGTGGGGCTTCGGCGCGGGCAGCGGGGGAGCGGGAGCACCGTCCGGCTTCGGCGGTGGCACCCCGTCGCCGATGGGCGAGCCCGGCCGCGGCGGCGGCGCGGTCACGAACCGGATCGAGTTCGGCGGCCCCGTGACTCAGGAAGCCGTCAACGAGGCCATTCGCCGCGGGCAGTCCGCGCGCCGTACCGCACTCCGTGACCCGTTCTTCGCCAAGGCGTCCGAGGCCGCTCGCGCGAACACCGTCATCGCCAAGGGGCGCGACTCCGTCGACCGACTGCTCGCCGGCGAGGGCCACGACGCCGTCGGTACCGCCGACGACGCGGCGGAGGCGGACCGATGAGCAAGCCCCGCACCCCGCGCCACTTCCCGAAGATGAAGCACCGCGCCGCCAAGCGCCGCGCCGCCCGGATCTCCATCTACGACGCCGACATGCGCCTGCTGTCGTCGACGCACACCCGGTTCCGGCCCCACGTCGAGAAGCTCAACGCCCGCGCGCTCACCATCACCACGACGCACCGCGCTGACGGCGTCGCCGAGGCCACGGTCACCCGGAAGCTCGACATCCCGGAGGGCTCGCCGTTCTGGGTCGCCCCGGTCGGCACCCCGTTCCCCGAGCACGGCACCGACCCGGCGGCCGAAGGGTGGCACATCCTCGGCCACGCCGGCCCCGCGCGACTCCGCCCGCTGCACGACCTCATCGGCGACGCGCTCGCCGACGCCGACGATGCGGAGGCCGGCCAGTGAGCACCCGCGAGGAGCTGTACGGCAACGACTACGCCGCCGACGGCCCGGATCGCCCCGAGCCGTACGAGTACGCGGACCTCGACCCGAGCCACCCCGAGGCGTACCAGCACGGCAGCCGCGCGATCACCGAGTGCCCCGAGTGCGGCGACGACACCGTCGTCGCGGTCCGGGCCCAAGGGATCCGCGCGTGCCGCTCGTGCTGGTGGACCGAACTCGCCGGGGTATCGGCGCCATGACCGCGCCGGCCGAACCCGCCACGTCGACGACCGCCTCGCCGGACGTCGACCTCGAGACGATGTGGCACGCCGAGATCCCCTGCGCGTGGGGCGCACCGGACCGCGCCCCGCACTGGCCGCACGACGCCGCGACCTGGATGCTCACCGTTTACCCCTGCGCTCTCGTGCACATGTTGGGAGACAACCCCGTTCACGAGCCGATCTGCCAGCGGTGCGTGGACTACATCGAGGCCGAGGCCAAGGCCTACCGCGGCAACAAGACGATCTGCCTCGCCTGCTTCCACATCATCACCGTTCCCGATGACTACTACTCGCTCCGAAAGTTGTGACCCGCCATGACCGCATCCGTCACCAGCCTCACCGCGCGCCGCGCCATCACCACCGCCGAGAGCATCCTCGACGGTGCCCGCCTCAAGCCCATCGCCGGCAGCAACGCGCACGACATGGTCGCCGTCCCGGCGGAGCTGCTCCGCCAGCTCATCGTCCTCGCGCGCGGCGCCACCGAGATCGCCGAGTTCATCGACGTCATCGCCCCGCCGCCCGCACCGGCCCCGCCCGTGCAGTTCGCGACCCTGCACACCCGCAGCGGCGACCAGATCGACATCACCGTCCTGCCGCGGACCGTCGCCGACACCACCATCGGGGACCCGCCGAACCCGGTGAGGGCGACGCTCACGGTCGTCTCCGATCCCGGCGGGCTCGGCGGGTGGCTCGCGAAGACCCGCCCCGATCGCGGCGACCTCACCATCCTCTACATCGGCACCTGGTACCAGGTCGAGGACATCACCGTCACCGTCGAGATGTACTCGCGCAGCGCGCTCATCACCCTCGGCGCGCCGACCACCAACCCCGCATGTGGACCACCGACCAGCTCGTCGCCCTGGGTCGGTGCCTCGTCTGCGAGATGCACCCGCCGACCCAGGGACACCACTGGTCCTGCCCGGCGTGGCCCGTCTGGCACCTCGCCTCGGGAAAGCCGCCCCGCCCCTACATCAGCAACGAGACCCGCGAACTCGGGTCCGCGCCCATGCCCGACTACGACGCCGAGCCATCCGGCCCCGCGGTCCTCGACCTCGACGTCCAGATCCAAGGAGACCAACAACCATGAGCGCCCGGAAGCGGGCCGTCGTGCTCACCGACGACGAGCACGCGGTCGTCGACTCCCTCATGCACGACTGGATGATGCGCGACGTCGTCGCCGGCCGCCCGCAGGCCCTCGACAACATCCGCACCGCGCACCGCAGCGGAGGCGACGCCTTCACCACCGTCGTCTGGGCGGAGAAGGGCGCGATCGTCCGACGCTGGTACGAACCCACCCCGCGCACCTTCCACGACACCTGCCCCACCTACTGCGGGAAGCCCGGTTATCAGCCGGTCGAGCGGATGCACGTCGACGGCCGGCACGTCGCGAGCTGGAACCGGACCGAGCCCGTGCGCATCGCGCGGATCACGCACCGCCGCCTCATCGCCTGGGCCGAAGCCCTCACCGCGGAGGAGCGGCGCGCGCTGCTCGACGAGCCCCGCCCCGAACCCGAGAAGGAGGAGACCGCCGTGCCGGCGCCGTATTTCGCCGACGACTCGGTCACCCTGCACCTCGGCGACGCGCTCACCGTGGCCCGCACCCTCGACACGGGCTCGGTCGACTGCATTGTCACCAGCCCGCCGTACTTCGGCCTCCGCTCCTACCTCGACGACGACCACCCGGACAAGTACGCCGAGCACGGCGCCGAGCCCGACCCGCGGCTGTTCGTCGAGCGGCTGGTGCGCCTGTTCCGCGAGCTGGGGCGCGTGCTCGCCGACGACGGCACCCTGTGGCTGAACCTCGGCGACAGCTACGCCACGCAAGGCGGCGTGCGCACCGTCGGTGAGAGCTCGTGGACCGCGGGGCAGGCCCGGACCGAGGTGCAGCCGACCAAGTCGCGGAGTCGGCCGACGGACATCACGCCGAAGAACCTGCGCGGGATCCCGTGGCGCGTCGCGTTCGCACTGCAGGACGACGGGTGGATCCTCCGCAACGACGTCATCTGGTCGAAGCCGAACGCCATGCCCGAGAGCGTCACCGACCGGCTCAGCTCCCGGCACGAGCACCTGTTCATGCTCACCAAGAGCCAGCGGTACCACTTCGACCTCGACGCGATCCGTGAGCAGTACGACGGCGACCGGGCGCTTTCTCGACGCTCCCGCTCCGGCGCGACGAACAAGGAGAACAGCATCGCGCAGCCGTGGGGCCGCGCCGAAGCGACCCCGCCCCGGACGAAGCCGCAGACCAACTTCGGCCCGACCGGCGAGCGCAACGGCAAGTTCCACGAGAAGGGCCGCAACCCGGGCGACGTGTGGGAGATCGCCACCCAGCCGTTCCCCGGCGCGCACTTCGCCACCATGCCCGTCCGGCTCGCCGAACGCTGCATCCAAGCCGGATGCAAGCCCGGCGGCACCGTGCTCGACCCGTTCAGCGGCTCCGGCACCACGGGCCTCGCGGCCGCGCGGCACGGCCGCCGCTACGTCGGCATCGACCTCAACGCCGACTACCTCAACCTGTCCCTGCGCACCCGCCTGCAGGCACCCACCCTCGACCTCGGAGGCACCGCGTGACGAACGCCGACAGCACCACCCACGCCGGGCAGGAACTCGGCCTCGCCGACGTCGTCGCGCTCCTCGGACACCGCCAGTGGACCTCGATCATGCAGAAGCAGGTCGGCGCGCCCGGCGTCATCAACCACCATGTCACCCCGGGCATCGTCCCCGCCCTCGCTGCGGGGCTCGTCGGCAGTGACGTCTGGTACGGCGTCAACGAGATCGCCGAGCCGCCGCACGACAACCGGCGCGCCACCGAGAAGACCGTCGGCCGCTGGTGCGCCGTCTGGGCCGACCTCGACTTCGGCGACGGCAAGTCCGGCGACAACGACACCATCAACGCGATCATCGACGACCTCACCGACGCCTACGGCACCGAGCCCGTGTTCATGACCCTCTCCGGGCACGGCGTGCAGCCCGTGTGGATCCTCGACCACCAGGACCCGGCGACCGTGCTCGACACCGACGAGAAGCGCGCCACGGCGGTCGCGATGCTCAAGCGGCACGGCCGTCTCGTCCAGGCCAGCGCTGCGGCGCACGGCGTCAAGGCGGACAGCGTCTTCGACCTCCCGCGCGTGCTCCGCGCCCCGGGGACGACGAACCACAAGGACCCCGCCGATCCGGTACCCACGTCCGCGATCCGCGGCACCGGTGTCCCGCTCACCGTCGCCGAGCTGGACGCCGCCCTCACCCGCGCCGGCGTCGCGCCGATGGACTCCGACCGCCCCACCACCGGCGAGGTCGTGTCCGCGCCGTCCACGTGGTCGTACCGGCAGAGCGGCCAGCAGGCGTGCAAGTACGCCGACGACATGGTCCGCGGATGGGCGGGCGACCAGCCGCACGCCCGGCACCCGTGGCTCGTCGCCCAGGCCGTCCGCATCGCCGCAGCGCGCCGCCATGGATGCTTCACCGGCGCAGACGCAGCGGGCGCCGAGCGGGAACTCGGTGCCCGGTTCGCCGCGCTGTGCGCCCGCGGCGGCGACACCCGGCCCGTCGCGCGGTTCGAGGTCGAGCAGGCCATCCGGTACGGCGAGAGCGAGGTCGCCGCGATGAGCGATGCCCGCGTCGCCGAGGAACTCGGCGGCCACGAGCACCGCGACTACGCGGCCGAGGACGCCTACCTCGAGCGGTCCGCGCACGAGCTGGACCGGCTCCGCGCCCTCGCCGCACCCTCAACCGCACGCCAGAAACCGGACAATCAGCAGGTCACCGCCCCTTTCGACGAGGGGTGTGACATCGGTGATAGACCGTTTCACGCCGATGTCACACCCGAAGATTCAGGGGACACCGCCGGTTCGGTGCTTATGACCGCCACAGAGCCCGAGTACGCCGCGCTCGTCGCGCAGATCGAAGGCGACTTCTGGGAGGCCCGGCCGAGCCTCGCCACGGTGTACGCCGCGGCGCTGGCCGGCACCGCGAGCCCGTGGGCCACCCTCGCCGTCGTCATCATGCGCGTGCTCGCCGCCGTACCCCACGACGTGTACCTGCCCGGGATCCACAACCCCGACGCCGACGGCCCCTCGCACAGCCCGACCGGCTCGCTGAACCTGTACGCCGGGATCGTCGCACCGTCGTCCGGTGGGAAGGGTCTCGCCGCCGGGGTCGCGGCCCGCCTCTACCAGCACCCCTCGATTTACACCGCGGGCGCCGGATCGGGCGAAGGCGTCGGGCAGCTCTTCGGCGGCATGGTCACCGACAAGGAGACCAAGCAGACCGAGTTCGTGTGGGCCCGCCGGTCCGTGCTCCTCGACGTCCCCGAGGTCGACATGCTCACCGCCATCAGCGGCCGCCAGTCGTCGACCATCGACTCGGTGCTCCGCCAGGCATTCAGCGGCGAGACGATCGCGTTCTCCTACTCCACGATGGAGAAGCGTCTCCGGCTCACCGCGCACGGCTACCGGCTCACCGGCGTCGTCAGCGTCCAGCCCAAGCGCGCCGCCGGACTGTTCGCCGGCGCCGACGGAGGCACCCCGCAGCGGTTCATCTGGGCCCCGTCCGTGGACCACCGCATCGGCGACCCCGTCCGCTACGACGGCCGGATCCTGTCCCGGATCGGAGAACGCGACGAACGCGGCGAGCCGTTCCGCCCCGAGTGGTGGCCGGACGGCGGGCACACCATCGACGTCTGCCCGGAGGCGCTCCGCGAGATCTGGAACGAGCGACTGCGCCGCGCCCGCAACGTCGACTTCATCGAGGACCCCGACAACCCGGACACGCTCGACGGCCACACCATGTACGCCCGCGAGAAGGTCGCCGCGGCGCTCGGGATCCTCGACGGCCGCGACCACGTCACCGTCGACGACTGGGACCTCGCCGGGGTCGTCGTCGCGATGTCGTTCCTCACCCGCAACCGGCTCGTCGAGGCCATGGAGATCGGTCGCCTGCAGGCCGCGGAGAAGCGCGGTCAGGAGCGCGGTGCCGAGCAGGTCGGCGCGAAGGTCACGGCGCAGGAGATCGACGGCGCGCGGATCGCGGAGACCGAGCAGCGGGTCATGCGGATCGTCGGCCAGCACGACGGTGCGGTCCCGCGGCGCGACGTCCTGTCCGGTGTCTCGAAGGCGCAGCGGCCCTACGTGCAGACCGCGCTGGACAGCCTCACCGAGAACGGGCTCCTCGAGCGCGAGGAGATCGAGCCGACCCGCAAGGGCGGGCGTCCCGGCGTGCTCTACAAGGCGGTCCGAGCATGAACCCGCAAACCCTCGAAATCGAATTGCTGGCTTGCTGGTCGACCAGCGAACAGGAATCGAGCCCCGTTCTGTCACGGAACGGTAACGGAACATCACGAAGCAATAACGAGCAGCTCAAGGGGTATTAGTTATGTATTTGTTATCAAAAAATGTCATTCATCACATGCGCGAGAAACTCGCACATTCGCAGCCTGTTCGCTGGTCGACCAGCAAGCCAGCAATTCCCTTGCTGGTCGCTCCTCTCGAGCGGCGGCACGCATGACCACCTACACCGTTTTCGTCCCCGGCCGCCCCGCCCCGCAAGGCTCCAAGCGCCACGTCGGCCGCGGCATCATGGTCGAGTCCTCGAAGGCCGTCGGACCCTGGCGCGCAGTCGTCGCGCTCACCCTCGGCGAGAACGTCCCCGCCCCCATCGACGGCCCCGTCACGATCCGCGCCGAGTTCGTCATGCCCCGCCCCAAGGCGCTCCCGAAGACGAAGCCCACACCGGCGGCCACCAAGAAGCCCGACGTCGACAAGCTCCTCCGCGCCATCCTCGACGCCGGCACCAGCATCGCCTGGATCGACGACTCCCAGATCGTCGACGTCCACGCCACGAAACGCATCGCCGAACGCGACGAGCAGCCCGGCGTCGCGCTCACCATCACCCACACCGACCCGGAGGCCACGCCCTGATGCGCGCGAACACCGACTACCTGTACGTCACCCATCCCGAACAGGACAAGCTCACCGCGCGCCTTACCGTCGTCACCGATTGGCTCGCCGACGCCCTCGACGAGACCGTCACCCGACAGACGAGCCACGCCGCCGAGCCTCTCGTCTCCACCGGCAAGGCCAAAGAGCGCCCGTTCCCGTTCCACCCCGCCGCCTCGGATATCGCCTGGGACCTCGCCAACACCCTCGCCTCGTGGGCCCGCGCCATCGCGACCGCCCGCACCTTCGACGACCTCCCCGACCGACTCACGATCAAGGCCTCCGCCGCCTGGCTCGCCGAATCCCGCCACACCGGCGGCCTCGCCCTCATGCCCGACGGCGCCCAGGGCTACGACGAGATCCTCTACGCCATCGACCGCGCGATCGCCGTCGTCGACCGCCCCCGCACACCCAGCTACGTCGGATCCTGCCCCGACTGCGCAGGCGACCTCTGGGCCCGCCCCGAAGACGACCCGATCACCTGCCGCACCTGCTCCGCCACTATCGACCGCGCCACCAACGACCAACGCGTCGACCGAGCCCTCCGCGACCGCCTGTTCACCGCCGCCGAACTCGTCGACATCGTCGAGGCCCGCCTCGGCCTCACCGTCCGCCCGAAGACCATCCACGAACTGACCCGCCGCCGCCGGCCCCTCGAGGTCCGCGGCAAGGTCCCCGGCCGCACCCGCGGCACCGTCGAACACCTCTACCGCTGCGGCGACGTCCTCGACGCCTTCCTCCCGAGGCAGCGCCGCCGCACCCGAGCCCACGCACGCCTGCCCTGAACGGCGTGCACAACACGCCAGAACGGCGCGTCATACTTGACAAAACCCGACACCCTCCCGATAGGCTGGACGCCGTCGGCGTGAGGTGAACCCCCCACCTCCGACGAGACCCCCGATCTACGCCACCCTCCTGCCTGGCGAAGACCGGGGGTCTCGTCATCACCCAACACGCCAACCCTTCCAGCGCACGAACCACGGCACACCCTGCAACAGCAAGGGCCACCGCGAGCGAAGCGCACAAGAACCACACGCAGCAAAGTGAAACACGCTGATACACAACCTGATACGAACAATCTGAGCACACCGCACCCCATGCGACGCACACACTCGACAGGCCAAACAGCAACAGCAACAACAGCTTCCGCTCACACGCCAAACGCACAGTGCGAAGCGAACGAAGCAAGGAGCGAACAGCAATGGCCACACGAAACACGCGAAGCAACGACAGCACCAGCGCAAACGCCGAGAACAGCGACAGTGCAAACGCTGCCGAGCACGACGAAGCGAACACGAACGAGACCAACGAACTCGTCGACATCGCTGACAGCAGCACCGACGGCGAAGCATCGACGACCAGCACAAACGTCGAGAACACCGTCAACGCGCACGCCACGACCAACTACCAGCCCTACACCTGGTAAAACCCCCGGTGAGCTACACCAGCGGCGGGCCCAGCAGGACCAGCACACCCGAGCATCGAGCACGCAGACGACGCGTCTTCGCTCGCGACGGACACCGCTGCAAGATCCGCGGCCCACAATGCACCGGCGCAGCAGACGTACTCGACCACATCGTTCCAATCGCCGAAGGCGGCGACGAAACCGACGAGAACTGCCAGACAGCGTGCAACCCCTGCCACGACGCCAAGAGCCGCGCCGAGGCAGCCCGCGGCCGACGCCGCCAAGCCCGCAACGCCCGACACCCCAGCGAGCCGCACCCCGGCCTCAAACGAAGCACCCAGGGGGGGAACCCCTCAAGGCGCCCCGCGAGGCCACCCGTGGCATAGGCGCCCGGGAAACGTACAGGTCTGGGACTTTTTCAATTTCAACTTTCGATTCGCCCGTGAGGAGGTGCTCGTGATGGCTGGACGAGGACCCACTCCGAAGCCCGCCGCGTCCCGCGCGCGGCGCAACAAGCCCGACGCCGCGCTGCGCGTGATCGTCGCCGAGCCGGTCAAGCAGCCCACGCTGCCGCAGATCTGGGAGCGCAACGCGAAGACCGGGAAGCGGCAGCGCGTCCCGTGGCCGGCGGAGACCCGCCGCTGGTGGAAGATGTGGGGCGACAGCCCGCTCTCTGCCGAGTTCACCAGCACCGACTGGTCCGAGCTGCTCATCACCGCCCGGCTGCACGCCGCGGTCGTCGATGGCGACCTCAAGCACGCCGCCGAGCTGCGGTTGCGCGTCGCGAAGTTCGGCGCCACGCCGGAGGACCGCGCCCGCCTACGGATCACCTTCGCGGCGGCCGACGACGCCGAGGCGAAGCGCAGCACACCGCCGAGCGGCGCGTCCGGCACCGCGACGGGCTACGGCGACCTCCGCGCCGTCGACTGACATGCCCTGGCGGCCGAACTTCCCCGGCGAGTTCCCGACGCTCGGCTGGTACGCGCTCGAGTGGATCACCGAGAACCTCGCGCAGCCCGACAACGACGAGTACGCGCCGCTGCGGCTCACCCGCGAGCAGGCGCAGTTCGTCCTGCAGTGGTACCGCCTCGACCCGGTCACGGGCCGACTGCGGTACCGCCGCGGCGTCTGGTCCCGGCCGAAGGGACACGGCAAGAGCCCGCTGATGGGCGCGCTCGCCGCGCTCGAGGGCCTCGCCGACATCGTCCCCGACGGGTGGGACGCCGACGGTCGCCCCGTCGGCCGGCCGTGGCGCACGGTCCGCACTCCGAAGGTGCAACTGGCCGCGGTGTCCGAGGACCAGACCGCGAACAGCTACGAGCCGCTCCTCGAGATGCTCCGGCAGGGCCCGGTGCTCGAGAATTACCCGGGCGTCGACCCGATGGAGACGTTCGTCGCGCTGCCCCGCGGCTCGATCGAGTTCGTCACCTCGGCGGCCCGCACCCGCGAGGGCAACCGGCCCGTGTTCGCCGCGATGGACCAGACCGAGCAGTGGGTGCCGTCGAACGGTGGCCGCCGCCTCGCCGACGTCCTCCGCCGCAACGCGGGCAAGATCGGCGGGCGGACGATCGAGACGCCGAACGCGTACCTGCCCGGCGACAACTCGGTCGCCGAGAAGTCCGCCTCGTACTGGTCCGACATCCAGGCCGGCCGCACGCTCGACGACGGGCTGCTCTACGACCACCGCGAGGCCCCGCCGGACACCGACCTCGCCGACCGCGACAGCCTCCGCGCCGGCCTGCTCTACGCCTACGGCGACAGCGCTGAGGAGGCGGGCGGCTGGGTCGACATCGACCGCATCATCGCCGAGATCTGGGACCCCGCGACTGACCCGCAGGACGCGCGCCGGTTCTACCTGAACCAGATCACCCACGCGACCGACTCGTGGCTCTCGCAGCCTGCGTGGAACGACCGCACCCGCGCCGACAAGGTCATCGCCACCGGCGACACGATCGTCCTCGGCTTCGACGGCTCGAAGGGCCGCAACCGCGGCAAGGCCGACGCGACCGCGCTCATCGGGTGCCGCGTCGAGGACGGGCACCTGTTCGAGATCAAGGTCTGGGAGCAGGGACCAGCCGACGGCCGCGACTGGGCGCCGAACCCGATCGACATCGACCGCGAGGTCCGCCGCTGCTTCGACGACTACCAGGTGGTCGGGTTCTACGCGGACCCGTCCGGCTGGACCGAGTGGATCGCGAAGTGGGAAGCGGCGTACGGGCGGCGGCTCCGTGTGAAGGCCTCGCACGACCACCCGATCATGGCGTGGCCACGCGGTAAGGACTCCCGCGTCGTCGAGTACGTCGAGCGGCTGCGGCTCGCCGTGGTCAACCGCGAGATGACCCACGACGGCGCGACGAACCTCGCCCGGCACGTGCTCAACGCGCGGCGGCGCGCGGTCGCGAGCGGGTACCTGATCTACAAGAAGTACCCCGACAGCCCGGACAAGATCGACGCCGCGTACGCGGCCGTCATGGCCTGGAAGGCCCGCACGGACGCCCTCGCGAAGGGTGCCGGCGCGCCCCGGAAACGCAGAAAGGCGGTGTTCTGATGACCGATCCGTTCGTGCCGCTCACCGCCGTCGACGAGTTGAGCGACGCCGAGAACACCACCCTCGGGAAGCTCCGCGCCCAGCTCGAACGCGTCCGCCCGGCGAACGAGGGCAAGTACAAGCTGTACGAGGGCAAGCACAAGGCGCGGAACCTCGACATCGCCGTGCCGCCGCACCTCGCGGAACTCGACGTGTTCGTCGGCGTCCCCGGCACCGTCGTCGATGTCCTCGCCGAGCGCATCGAGTGGGACAACTGGATCTCGACCGCCCCGAAGGGCGAGCTGTACGGCCTGGACGAGATCTACCGGGACAACGCGCTCGACGTCGAGCAGTCCCGCGAGACCGTCGACGCCCTGATCTGCGGCACCGGGTTCGTCGCCGTCGGCTCGGGCAACGAGGACGCCGACGAGCCGCCCGTGCTGATCACGGCCGAATCGCCGATGGAGGCGACGACGCTGTGGGATCCCCGGCGGCGCGTCCAGTCCTCGGGACTCGTCCAGCGCCATGACCCGGATTGCCCGACCACCGTGACCGCAGAGACGCTCTACCTCGAGAACTCGACGATCACCATGACCCGCCGCGACGACGGCACCCTCGAGGTCGAGCGCGACGACCACCACCTCGGCATCGTGCCGCTCGTGCCGTTCCCGAACCGTGAACGGCCGTCGGACATCCGCGGGCGCTCGGAGATCACCGGCCCGGTGCGGTACCTGACCGAGGCCATCGGCCGGACGCTGCTCGGCATGGAGATCAACCGCGAGTTCTACACCGCGCCGCAGCGATACGGGCTCGGCGTCGACCCGGAACAGTTCGGGATCAAGGAGGACTCGCCCCGCGGCGAGGTGCTCCGCAAGCAGTGGCAGGTCGCGATGTCGCGGATGAACTTCATCCCCGGCCCCGAGAACCCCGGCGACCCGATGCCGCAGGTCGGCCAGTTCTCGCCCGCGCCGCCGACGCCGTACATCGACCAGGTCAAGCACTACATGCAGCACGTGTCCGCCGAGGGCGCGATCCCGTGGAACTACCTCGGGTTCCAGACCGACAACCCGCCGAGCGCCGACGCCGTCCGCGTCATGGAGTCGCGCCTGATCAAGCGGGCCCTGCTCCGACAGCGCATGTGGACGCGCGCCTGGCGGCAGGTCGCGCTGCTCGCGCTCCTGCACAAGGACCCCCACTTCGACCGCGCGCTCGCGGCGCAGATCTCCCCGAACTGGCTCGACCCGACCACGCCGACCCCGGCGGCGCAGGCCGACGCCACGACGAAGCTCGTCCAGTCCGAGATCCTCCCGAAGGACAGCAAGGTCACCTATCGGCGGCTCGGCCTGTCCGAGGCCGAGCAGACCGAGCTGGAAGCCGAGAAGCGGACGAGCACCTCGTCGACGATCATCGACAAGCTGCTCGGCACGCCGCCCGCGGCCGTCCCGCCGTCGCCCGACGGTGCGGCGCAGCAGATCCCCGCCGATCGACAGCCGCCCGTGCCCGCCCCGGCGGCCCAGCAGGTGGTCCCGAGTGGCGCTGGCGGTCGCTGAGTTCCAGGGCGCCCTGTCCGAACTCGCGACGAGGGCGAACGAACGGCTCGCGACGCTCGCCGGCCGAATGGACACCCTCGACACCGTCGAGCAGCTCGACTTCATCTCGCAGGCGTACCCGGAGATCATTACCCCGTACTCCACGGCGGCCGGCGTGCTCACCACGCAGTGGTACGACGCGCAGCCGACCACGACCCGCGGGTTCGTCGCCGTCCCGGCCGACGCGGACCCCGTCGAGCAGCTCGCCGCGTCGTCGAGGTGGGCGATGCTGCAGTCGAATCCCGTGTCGGCGCTGCAGGGCACCGCGACGCGCACCGTCTTCAACGGCAGCCGCCGCACCGTGCTCGCGAACGTCCAGCGCGAGTCCGGCGCGCGGTGGGCGCGCCACGCCTCGGCGAACGCCTGCAAGTTCTGCCGGATGCTCGCGACCCGCACCGGAATCGGCAAGGGATCGCTGTACACCTCGAAGGCCGCCGCGACCCGCGTCGGGGCCGGCGCCACGAACGCCCGCGGCAACCAGAGCGTCGGCGACAAGTTCCACGACCACTGCCGATGCGTCGCGGTCATGGTGCGCCCGGGGGACACGTACGAACCTGCTCCGTACGTCGCCAAGTGGACCACCACCGGCGAAATCATCGAGTAGACAACAGACTTCCGCCCATCGAGGGCGGGTAGGCGCGGACGGCCAGCGCACCAAGAATCGGCCGGATGCTGACGAGCTACGGAGAACACCATGCCCCACGACACCCTGCCCCTGCACCCCGTCACCGGACTGCGAGCCCTCGGTTACACGAGCCGCGGCCCGGTCTGGCCCGCCCTCGGCGGGTCCGAAGACGAAGGTCACCCGGCCGGAGGTTCCGGGAAGCCCGCCGATGAAGCCAAGTTCACGCAGGCCGACCTGAACACCAAGATCGACTCTCGACTCGCTCGGGAGCGCGCCGAAGTGCTCAAGAAGCTCGGCGTCGACGACCTCGACGCAGCAGTCGCCGGACTGGCCGACCTCGCCAAGCGCGAGCAGGCCACGAAGACGGCCGAGCAGCAGGCCGCCGACAAGGTCGTCGCTGCCGAGCAGCGCGCGGCCACGGCCGAGGCGCGAGCCAACGCGCTCGAGCGGACGCAGCACGGCCTCGAGGCCGGTCTGCCTCTCGCTCTGGCGAAGCGGCTCACGACCGACCCGAGCAACGAGGCCGCGTTCAAGGCCGAAGTCGCCGAGCTACTCCCGTTCGCGAAGGCCGCGGGCGGCTCGGAGGGCGACGGCGAGAACGAGGGCACCGGCACGGACGGAAAGGGCAAGCCCGCCCCGACCGGCACGCAGGGACGTCAGGAGGGCGGCGGCTCGACGAAGCTGTCGACGGTCGCATCCGGCGAGGAACTGTACAAGCAGCTCCACCCGCAGAAGTAGCGCAGGAAATCCCCTGCGCCGTAACGAATCCCACATAAGGAGGGAAAACCATGGATCTCACCCCGCGGACTGAGACCTTCGGCGCAGGCAACCTGTCCTGGCTCGGGTCGAAGCACGGCGTCGACGCCGCGCGCACCGTGACGATCTCGCGCTCGGCCCTGACCGAGGCGACCCACTACCCGAAGGGCTACCTGCCTTCCGGCACTCCGCTTGCGCTCGTGGACGGCAAGGCCGTCCCGTTCAACGCGGTCGGCACCGGCGGCACCGAGGTGCTCGCCGGGTTCCTGCTCACCGACCAGCAGGTCGCCAAGGGCGGCGGCGACATCGTCGCGCCGCTCCTCGACCACGGCCGCGTGATCCTGTCCAAGCTGCCCGCCCCCGTGACCGCCTCGGCGACCACGTCCGGCCAGTTCATCTTCGTCTAGGAAGGAGAGACCGATGACCCTGTGGACTGACGTCATCACCCCGGCGGCGCTCACCGGCTACGCCCGGCAGGCGCTCGCCGATCGCGAGCGCGCGAAGGGCTCGCTGGCCGTGTACCTGCCGAACCGCACCGTCGACGACATCGTCGCCCGGTTCGTGGCCGGCGCGAACGGCCTCATCGACACGGCCGAGTACCGCTCGTACGACGCCGAGGTGTCGATCGGCGAGCCCGAGGACGCCAAGCGCGTCACCCTCGAGCTGCCCCCGCTCGGCCGAAAGTTCCGCATCTCGGAGTACGAGCAGCTCCGGCTGCGCGGCAACGTGGACCCGCAGCTCATGCTGGGCCACATCACCCGGTACGCGGCCCGCGCCGCCTACTCGGTATCCGACCGCCTCGAGGTGGCCCGCGGCAAGGTGCTCGACACCGGCACCGCGGTGATCAACGAGAACGGCTTCATCGCCACGTCCGACTTCGGTCGGCGCGCGGACTTCAACGCCACCGCCGCGACCCTGTGGTCCGCGGCCGGCGCGAAGCCCCTGTCCGACCTGCGGACCTGGCGTGACGCGTTCGTCAACGAGAACGGCGAGGCTCCCGGCTCGATCCTCACCTCGCAGCAGGTGCTCAACGCGCTCATGGTCTCCTCGGAGTTCAAGGGCCTGGCGACCAACTCGGGCACCGCCCCGAGCGTCGTGACCGAGCAGTACGTCAACAGCGTGCTCACCTCGTACGGCCTGCCGACGATCACCGTGTACGACCGGCGCGCCCGCGTCGCCGGCACCACGGTCCGCGTGCTCCCGCAGGACAAGCTGTACCTGCTGCCCGCCGCGGTCGACCCGTACAACGCCGAGGGCACCGACCTCGGCGGCACCTGGTGGGGCACCACCCTCGAGTCCTCGGAGCCGAACTACGGCATCGCCGGACCCGACCGCCCGGGCATCGTCGTCGGCACGTACAAGACCGAGGACCCCATCGGCGTGTGGGTGCACTCGGCCGCGATCGGCCTGCCCGTCCTGGCGAACGCGAACCTGTCGTTCGCCGCGAAGGTGCTCTGATCGCCGTGGCCAAGATCCGCGACGACTTCGAGGGCGCCGTGTGGCTGCCCGACGGCACCACGTTGGTCGCCGGTGACACCGTCCCGCGCGGCGCCACCGTCGGCGAGCACCTGCTCGCCGAGACCAAGGCACCGGCCAAGAGCAAGGCCGGCACCAAGGATCCCGGCAAGCCCGAGACGGGCACGCCCGCGACGGGTGATCCCGGTACCGGCGACGGTGCGGACGGCGACCCCGCCGGCACCAAGGACGGCGACGGTGCCGGCGAAGCTGCTGGCCAGTAGGTCCGACGTCGAGGACCGCCTCCGGCGGGACCTCACCGACGAGGAAGCCGGTCCCGAGGACCGGTGGATCAACGGACTGCTCGAGGAGGCGTCGGTGCTGGTCACCGCATACTGCGGTGGCCGCACCTTCGCCGACCCGATCCCCGACAACGTCCGCATCGTCACCAGCCGCGTCGCCGCCCGCGCCTTCCAGGTGGCCGACCTCGACGACCCGCTCGCCGAGTCCCGGCAGGACCAGGCCGGCATCTTCATGCAGACCGTCCGCTACGGCGCCGACGCGGCGTCGGGCGGCGTCTGGCTCACCAAGGCCGACAAGCTCGAGCTGGCACCGTACGGCGAGGGCCGCGGCCAGGTGTTCTCGATCGACATGACCGGCACCGGACGAGGCTGACGATGCCCCGCAAGTTCCCCACGCCGCACACCGTCGCTCACGGCCGTGAGGTCATCGTGGGGAAGAACGCCCTGAACCAGCCCATCGTCGAGTTCCAGTGGGTGCCGCGCGCCGTGTACGGGTGGCAGCCGAAGTTCTCAGTCCAGGGCACCCAGCAGGCCGCGCTGGGCGAGCGCGCCATCACCGAGCAGACCCTCATGACCCCGGACGCCGACTGGGAGCACGGGGACCGCGTCCGCACCCCGGACGGCCGCGAGTGGCAGATCAACGGCGAGCCCGAGGACTACACGCACGGCCCGTTCAAGTACGCGCCCGGCTACGCATTCACGATTCGGAGGGTGGTCGATGGGAAGGCTTGAGATGTCCCACGCGGACCACGCCAAGATCCGCACCTCGCCCGAGGTGCAGGCGGAGCTACGCGCGGTGGCCGCGAAGATCGCCGCCGAAGCCGATTCGATCGCCGGCACATCCGGCGGCTACGGCCACGGCGACGTCACCGTCGGAACAGACCGCGCCCGCGCGCACGTCTGGCCCGAGACGCCGGAAGCGCGCCGCGCCGAGGCGAAGACGTCGCCGCTCATGCAGATCGTCGGCACGAACGGCCCGGCATGACGCTCACGCTCGGCGTCCCCGTCGGACCGACCGCCGCCGCGGTCGCGTACCTCGAGGGCGAACTCGCGCAGCGAGGAAACCCGCTGCCGATCGGGGTCACGCCGCCTCCCGGCCGCCCCACCTCGTACGCGCTGCTGTCCAGGTCCGGGCAGCACCAGCGCAACCCGTTCGTCGTCGACTACATGATCCGCGTCCGCTGCTTCGACGCGGACGCCGAGCAGTGCGAGCGGAACGCAGACCTGCTCTGGACGCTCATGCGCGCAGTCGGGCACCGCAAGATCACCACCAGCCAAGGCGCGGTGTGGATCTCGTCGGCCACGCCCGGCGACTCCGGGCCCGCCCTGCTCGACGATCTCGACGTGCCGCTGTTCGGACTGCAGTTCGGCATGTTCTGGACCATCGCGCTCAAGCCCACATAGACCCCCACCAGGAACCTCGCCCCCGTGCCGACCCGGCCCGGGGGCATTCGCATTCGCCCGCCCGGGCAGAAGGAGGACCGAGTCCCATGACCGGACCCATCACCACCACCCCGTCCGCGATCGGCGATATCGACAAGATCTTCGCCGCATCCCCCTCGGACCTGACGACCGCCGGAGGCCTCTGGATCGCCCCCGCCGGCACCACGCTTCCGACCGACGTTGACGAGCCGCTGAACGCCGCGTTCAAGAACTTCGGGTTCGTGAGCGACAAGGGCGTGAAGCTCAAGATCGACAGCAAGACGAAGCCGATCGAGGTGTGGGGCGGCGACGAGATCGGATCGCTGCGCGACAAGTTCGCCGTCGAGTACAGCATGGCCCTGTTCCAGGTGCTGTCCCCGCACGTGAACGCCGCGATCTTCGGCTCCGGCTCCGTGTCGACCGCGGCGGCGACCGCGCAGCACGGCGAGCGCATGAAGGTCATGATCACCAGCAAGATCCCGCCCAAGTGCGCGCTGGTGCTCGACACCGTCTTCGAGGACAAGCTCATCCGGCAGGTCGCCGCGCTCGCGCAGCTCTCCGACCTCGCGGACCTGACCTTCGTGCACAACGAGCCCCTCGCGCTCGAGCCCACCTTCCGGGTCATCAAGAACCCGGCCGACGGTGCGCACATCGTGCAGTACAGCGACGACGGCAAGGTCTCCGTCTAACGAGTCTCGTTGCGGGCGCGCCGGATTCCTGGTGGCGGGGCGCCCGCAACGAACCCCGTTCACCCCACCAGGAACCTCCACCGGGAAGGGACCCCATGTCCAAGAACCAGACCGAGCCCGACGACATCGACGTCGCCGAGCCCGACACCGTCGCCGAGCCCGCGGACGACACCGCGCCGGCCACCGGCGACGCCGCGATCATCGCCGAGTGGGCCGAGTGCTACGACCCCGGAACCGAGCTGTTCGTCGGCTCGTTCGGCGCCGACGACTTCGACCCGGAGTACGGCAGCGACGACTACCCCGACGGCACCACGATCGCCGTCAAGCGGTGCACGTCCAAGCCCACCCCGGGCTGGATCCGCAAGCACGCGCACCTCAACGACCTCGAGCGGACGTTCGCGCTCCTCGAGATGCACGCCTGCGACGAAGCCCTCGAGATCCTCGACGCGCTCAAGGGCGACCAGTGGGACGAGTTCGTCAACTCCTGGGGGCAGGACGGCGGCCTGGTCCCAAAATCCACGCGGTCTGCGCGGCGGTCCGCGAACAGGAAGCGGCGGTAGTCCGAGATCTCCTCGCCGCCGGGCCGGGATACCGACTGGATGACGGCAGCCTCGACTGGCACGAGCTGCACGCCCTCATCTACTCGGCCCCGCCCGGCACGGCGGTGTTCCACGCCTTCGAGAAGGGCTGGACCACCACCGATTACCTGCTCGCTCACATCATCGACGCCGAGCAGAACGCCCTCTGGCAGCGCGCGGGCGACGACCGCAACCCGAAGCCCGACCCGTTCCCACGCCCGAACGACGAGACCGACGACGAAGTAGACGGCGAGGAGCCCGGCCGCGGACAAGTGCAGGCCGGGATGGTCGTCGCCACCACGGTCACCGTCTCCGAGTTCATGGCCATGCGCGCCGAGCGCGAGGCCCAGTGGCGCGCACGACACAACATCCCCGAACCCGTCCCGAGCGAAGGAGGCCCGTAGATGCCCGGTGTGTATTACGTGACCGTCCTGCCCGAGACCTCGAAGCTCGAGGAGGGCATCCGGCAAGCCGGTGCCCGCGCGGAACGGGGCATGAAGGTCCGGCCCGAGTTCGACACCTCCCGCGCACAGCCCGCGGGCCAGCAGGCAGGCCGCGAAGTCCAGGTGGGTCTGGATTCCCAGGCCCGCTCGGGCGGCGGCCTCCGCGGGTTCTTCCGCTCCGACGGTGCGCGCTCGGCCGGCCAACAGGCGGGCAGCGAGATCAACTCGGGCCTGCAGAGCGCCAACATCGGGACCGGTCTGCACACGCAGCTACGGACGAACCTCGGCGACGGCGAGTCCGTCGGCCGGTCGCTCGGCACGCGGATCGCGAGCGGCCTGCGCTCCGCCACCACGATCGGCGCGGCGGCGGCCGTCGGCGGCATCGGGTACGCCCTGACGAAGGGCTTCGGCCGCCTCACCGAGATCGACACCGCGCAGTTCAAGCTCAAGGCGCTCGGCCACGACGCCGCGTCCGTGCAGGGCATCATGGACAACGCGACGACCGCCGTGAAGGGCACCGCGTTCGCGCTCAACGAAGCCGCGACCACGTCGGCAGCCGCGGTGGCCGCCGGGATCAAGCCCGGGCAGGACCTCACCAAGTACCTCGGCACCACCGCCGACGCCGCCGCTGTCGCCGGTACGTCGCTCGCCGAAATGGGCTCGATCTTCAACAAGGTCCAGACGTCCAACAAGGCGTACACCGGTGACCTGCAGATGCTTTCGGACCGCGGCGTCCCGATCTTCCAGTGGATCGCCAAGGAGGCCGGTGTCAGCGCCGACGAGGTCGCCAAGATGGCCTCGAAGGGCCGGGTCAGCGCGGAGATGTTCCGCACGGCCATCGAGAAGAACATCGGCGGCGCCGCGAAGGGCATGGGCGGCTCGTTCCGCGGTGCCCTCGCCAACCTGAACGCCTCGATCTCCCGATTCGGCGCCGGGCTCGCCGGGCCGCTCGTCGAGGGTCTCCGCCCGCTCCTCTCCGCCGGCACCAACGTCTTCGACGGCATCACCAAGGCCATGGGCCCCGGGATGAAGTCGATGACCGCCAACGTGAAGGGCTGGTCCGAGGACCTCTCGAACAAGATCAACGCCTGGGCCACGAACGGCGGCGTCGAGCGCGCTGCCGCCCGTATCAGCCAGGTCTGGACCACCACCGTCAACGGGCTGCGCACCGCTGCGACGTGGGTCAAGCAGCTCTGGGAAGACCTTCGCGGCAACGGCGGCGGGGGAGACCAGGCCGGCACCGCATTGAAGTCCGTGGGCGACGCCGCGAAGAACCTCGGCGGCGCAGCGCGTGACGCCGGACCCGCCATCCAGACCATCGGCTCCGCGCTCGTGTCCATCGGACCCGAGATGCTGTCGAGCGTCCTGGTGCCCGCCCTCAAGCTGTTCGGCGGCGCGCTCAAGTTCGGGGCCGACAACGCGTCCTGGATCGGCCCCCTCGCCGCCGGATTCTTCGTGCTACGCGGCGCGGTCTCGGCAGCCGTGCCGTTCATGCAGGCCTACACCGCCACCATGAACGTGATCCGCACGCCGGTCATCATCGCGCAGGCCCTCGCGCAACGGCAGCTCGCCGGCGCGATGACGCAGCACACCGCGGCCCTGATCGCGAACACGCAGGCGCAGGGCATCAACACCGGAGCCCAGAACACGGGCGCCGCCGCGACGCTACGTTCCCTCGCCGCCGCACTCGGCCACGCGATCGCCACCCGCGCGCAGGCCGCCGCGACCCGCGCCGCCGCCATCGCGCAGCGACTGTTCAACCTGTCCCTGCTCGCGAACCCCATCACGTGGATCGTCGCCGCCGTGATCGGCCTCGGCGTCGCCATATGGGCCTTCTTCACCAAGACCGAGACCGGCCGCAAGCTCTGGGACAAGATCTGGAACGGCATCAAGGCGATCACGAACAGCGTCGTCGGCTGGTTCCGTAACACCGCGCTTCCCTGGCTGCAGGGCTTCTTCGCAAAGGTCGGCGAAGTCGCAATGTGGCTGTGGCACAACGTAATCACACCAGTGTGGGAGGGTATTAAGCTCGCCATCCGCATCGCCATCGAGGTGATCAAGGGCTACATCGAAGGCTGGATGACCGCGTTCCGGGTCATCGAGACCGTGCTCACCTGGGTGTGGAAGACGATCGTCGTCCCGATCTTCGAGGGCATCAAGGCCTTCATCAAGGCCGCCGTCGACCGGGTCAAGGAGGACTGGAACACCCTCGTCAGCACCGCCGAGGCCGTGTGGACCGGCGTGCGCGACAAGTTCACCAGCCTCGTCAATTTCGTCAAGGAGCTGCCCGGCAAGATCGCGACCGCAGCAAAGGGCATGTGGGACGGCATCTCTGGCGCATTCAAGTCGATGGTCAACGGACTCATCGACATGTGGAACGGCCTCGCGAACAAGCTGTCGTTCACCGTCCCCGACATCGTCGGCATGCCGAGCCGCGGCGAGAAGGTCTCGCCCATCCCCACCATCGCGAAGCTCGCGACAGGCGGCATCATCCGCGGCCCCGGCACCGGCACGAGCGACGACATCCTCGCGTCCGTCCGCGGCGGCGGGAACGTCGCCGTCAGCAACGGCGAGAGCATCAACACCGAACTCTCGACACGCGAGAACTGGTGGCTGTTCTCCCAGCTCAACGCGGGCAAGTCCCTCGGCGAGGCGCTGCAGGGCTTCATCCCCGCATTCGCTGGCGGCGGCGTCGTCACCGACAGCGAGGTCGCGCGCATGGGCGGCGGCACCGTCAACCTCTCGCTGCTCCGCGCCGTCCGCGCCCAGTTCCCCAAGATCGGCCTGAACTCGGCGAAGACCGACCACGACGCCGACGGCGGGTACCACCCCAAGGGCAAGGCCATCGACCTCGCGCCCGACGACCAGGTCGCCGGATGGCTGTTCTCGAACCGCAAGGCCCTCGGCCTCGGCCAGATCATCTACGGCGGCGCGGGCGGCCGGTACACGTACTACAACATCAACGGCACCGAGGCCGAAGGCCAGAAGGCCATCGACATCTTCGGGTCGAGCGTCGTGTTCGGCCAGCACTCCGACCACATCCACGTGATGGCGAACAGCGAGATCGGGGCGGCCGTCGCGACGAACGGCGACGGCTCGGGCTCGTACGACAGCTCGGGCACCCCGGGCGGTAGCGGAAGCTCGACCACGTACAGCAACGCGGGCGGCGCGAGCAGCATCACGTCGGCCGCCGCCGCGAAGTCCGCCGGAATCGTCCCCGTCTGGGTCGAGAACTGGCCGTCGAGCATCGGCAGCGGCGCATCGACGACGTCGTCGACCACCGACTCGGGCACCACGATCAACGTGACCGACAACAGCAGCAGCGACAGCACCACCGGCAGCGGGTCCACCGTCGGGGCGGCCACGAGCACCACCGGCGCGACGACGACCGCGACGACGGGCAAGAGCCTCAAGCAGGGCGCGACGGTGCAGGAGATGATCAACGAGGTCGTCCGCGTCGGCAAGGCGAAGGGCATGTCCGCGGCCGACATCGAGTCCGCGGCGGCCACCCTCCTCGCCGAGTCGGGCGGCAAGAACTACGCGAACAGCAAGGTCGCCGGATCCACCGACCGCCCCCACGACGCGGTCGGAACGAACGGCAAGAGCCTCGGCGTCATGCAGCAGCAGTCCGGCATGGGCTGGGGCACCGACGAACAGCTCATGGACCCGACCTACGCGATCGGCAAGTATTACGAGCGCCTCGGATCGGTCGCCGGCCGCGACAAGATGACGGCCGCGCAGCGCGCGCAGGCAGTCCAGAAGTCCGCGCACGCCGACGGCTCGAACTACGCGGCGAAGCTCGCCGAGGCGAAGAAGCTCATCGGCTCCGCCGGAACGACCACGACGACCGGCACCTCGTCGGCGGCCACCACCATCGGCGCGTCCACGTCCACGTCGACGGGGAACCGGCGCGCCGCCACCTCGAAGGAACTCGACGCCGCGTCGAAGAAGACGAGCACCAAGAGCGAGGCCGTCACCCAGGCGCAGCAGTCCGTCGACGACCACGCGTACCGCGTCACCCAGGCGCAGAAGAGGCTCGCCGAGGTCCAGGCCAAGACGAAGCAGACGAACTCGAAGGGCAAGGCCCTCGCCGACGCCGACGACGTCGCCAAGGCCGAGCGCGCGCTCATGGTGGCCAACCGCGAGCTGACCGACGCCAAGAAGCGGCTCACCAAGGCCACCGGCAGTGCCGAGGACGCCACCAAGGCCGAGGCCGACCTCAAGACCAAGGGCGTCGAGACCAAGAGCAAGACCGGCAAGAGCAAGGACAGCTCGAGCAGCTCGAACGGCCTCAACGGCGCCGACTTCGGCAAGACGTTCGTCTCCGGCGTGCTCGAGACGATCGGCCTCGACGGATCCGTGTTCAGCAACCCCTTCGAGTGGCCCACGGTCAAGTCGATCATGGCCGGCATCAACTGGCTCGGCGGCCTCACCAGCGGCAAGGGCAAGGACAGCAAGGACGGCAGCACGTCGACGCAGTCCGCGGGCGGGTTCACCAACGGTGTCGCCGACCAGCTCGGCCTGGGCGGGTTCCTCAAGAACGTCATGCCCGGATCGCAGGTCGGCGCGGCCACCTCGAAGACCGGTGCCGGCCAGAACACCACGACGAACTCGGTGAACCCCGCCACCAACACCGCCGGTGGCGGCACGTCGGTCGCCGACAAGCTCGCCTCGACGATGACCTCGGTCCTCCCGACCGCGCAGCCCGCGCCCGCCGCGGCCCCGGTCGACAACCGCATCACGGTCAACGCGCCCGGCCAGAGCGCCGAGCAGATCTACACGAAGCTGCGCACCGAGCAGACGGCGCGCACCCGATCGACGGTCGTGAGGGGCTGACGCATGTACCAGGACGACCTGTGGGCGGACTCGATCGCCTATCCGAACGACGCCGAAGGGAACCCCGCCTACGCACCGTTCGATCCTGCACACCCGTCCTGGCAGCGCATGTCCCGCTGGGCCGACCTCGGCCCGAACGGTGAGCGCCTTCGCTCGGAGGAGACGAAGTGGGTGTACATGCACCCCGGGACCGGCTGGAAGATCTGGCACCTCGCCGGGCCGTTCCGCGCCCGCGAGGGCGTTGCGCTGGCCCGCGAGCTCGAAGGGATCATGCACCCCGAGTTCGAGATCCGTTACAGCGCGGGCCCGTACACCGTCGGCGAGATACCCGAGCGCGTCGACTTCAAGAAGCGCCAGGTGGCGATGGGCGCCGTGATGAATCCGAACGGCAACCCCGAGCGCACCGAGCCCGCGTCGTGGTGGTCGTACCGGATGATCGAGCAGGACTGGTGGCAGTCCTGGTCCGAGACCGTCCCGGGGTTCCTCGGCTGCTTCACCCGCACCCACGGCTGGCGGTGGCTCCGCATCATCCAGGGCGAGGCGACGAAGACGACCCTGTCGACCGATCCTGTCGCGAACGGCAACAACGGGATCACCTGGAACATGGTCGCGCACGCCCCGTGGCCGTTCTACTCGAAGAAGTCGCTGACCGGCGTGTGGAAGGCCTCGCAGGACCAGATCGACGTCCACGGCATCGCCCAGGGCATCATCCCCATGGCCAACCGCGGCACGTGGGAATCCTGGCCGAAGTACCTCATCCGCGGCACCGGCACTGCGCAGGTGCAGGACGGTCTCAGCGGTCGGATGATCACCCTGCCGAAGCTGTACGCCGAGGACGGCGCGTACATGCTCGTGGACACCGACCCGACGAAGCGGACGATCACCACTGAGAAGGAGCCCATCGACAACGAGGCCGCGCGCCTCATGCGGAATACGCAACTGCTGCAGGTGCTCCTGCCCGACGTCTACGAGACCGCCGCCGCGAAGCTCCCCGCCCAGCGCCGGATTCCCGGCGGCATCGGATTCGACGGGAAGATCCCGCCGCGCACCGTCGCGCAGCTCAAGGTGTCGCACACCAACCCCCGCGGCTCCATCACCTGCATCATGCCGCAGCACTACCGGATGCCCTGGGCATGAGCACCGCGCTCCTCGACCGGCCCGAAGTCGACGCCCGCCGCGGCGCACCGGACCCGGTCCTCGACCCGTGGGCCGCCTACAGCTACCTCGACGCGAAGCGCGATGTCCTCGACGAGGAAGCCCGCGCGCGGCCGTTGATCCGCCTGTGGGACAAGTACCACCGCTACATCGGCACCGTCGCGAACGAGAAGTCGCTCAGCGCCGAGGAAATGCTCCACGACACCGGCACCGGCGAGGTCGTGCTCCGCGCCTCCGACTGGCTCGTCGACTTCCTCAAGACCGACGTCCGCAAGGACGAAGACCTCCACATCACCATCGACCCGTACCCGCACAACCGGGACTGGCGTTGGCGGTGGGGCGCGAAGATCACCAACGTCGCCGTGAAGCGCAACGAGGACGGAATCCGCACCGCCACACTGGAATGCAGCCACAACCGCGAGCACTGGAAGCATCTCCTGTTCGGTGCCACACCGTTCAGCGCGCCCGAGGTCCAGCCCTTGAAGGCCTGGCTGATGCTCGGCAACACCCGCACCGTCGTCGCCGGCACCGGGTTCCTGAACCTCGCCCGCAACTACTGGCCGCTCCTCGCGCTCCCCGCGAACATCATGAACCCCGGCGCGTGGGTCGGGCAGGCGTCGAACCTCGCGAACCTCGACCCGCTCAACTGGCCCGTCCAGATGCAGTTCGTGAACCCGCTGTTCGACCAGTCCCGCACCACCGTCCTCATGTCGCGGTGGTCCGACGCGCACTCGGTCACCGAAGACCTCCTGCGGGACGCCGGCTGCCACGTCCGCGCCTACACCTGGCTGCCCGAGGACACCACGTCGCCGCACCCCGAGCTGGCCGCGATCGTCGGCGAGAAGCTCGCCCGGCCACGCCGCGCGTGCGTCGTCCTCGCCGCCGAGGACAAGAGCGGCGTCACCGGACCGACGGGCACCGCGTTCGACGGGTTCCTCAACCTCGTCGCGGTCACCGCCGACAACAGCATCACCGAGGTGCTGCACCCCGTCGACCTCAACGGCGACGGCGTCACCGACCCGTGGTTCCGCAAGCTGCTCATGGTCGCCCCGGCGATCCCGACCGTCGTGTTCCGCGACACCGAGCACTCGCAGATCCTCAGCAGCGAGCACAACTCGTACCGCTTCAAGGCGGGCAGCATCATGACCGGCGGCAAGTCGCCGGGCTGGGTCAACCAACTGCAGACGTTCGCGATCAAATACGCACTGTCCCAACTCAGTGCAGTCATCTCGTACGGCCTGGGTGCCTACCAGGAACCGGGAACGCCCGGCCTTGAGGAGATCTACCAGGGCCAGTTCGACGACATGCTCCTCGCGTTCATCCGGTTCACCGACCCGGTGCGCGCCTACCGCGCCGGGCCGTACGGCTACCTCGAGCACTTCGAGCAGGGCAGCGGCAGCGCCTACACGGTGTCGTCCGGGCTCACGCTCCGCCAGGGCCACTTCAAGACCCGCGCCTACCAGGGCTTCAAGGTCGCCGTCCGCAACGGCGGGCAGCACATGCTGTTCTACGACTTCAACCTCGGCGACCGCACCCTGTTCGAGATCGACGGCGTGCTCTACACCGACCAGGTCACCGCCTGGAAGCTCCACTACGACGAGACCACGCCGAAGACCTTCGACCTGTCCATCGGCGACGACCGCGAGTCCGAGGACCCCGTCGCGCAGGTGACCCGCGCCGCCGGGAACTTCTGGAACGGCCTCGCGATGATGTTCGGCTCCGGCGACCTGTTCTAACCCAACCGTCACCCCACCAGGAGACCCGAAATGACCGATGACACTGAACTTCCCGATGTCGACCTCCCGAAGCTCGAGGAGATCCCCGAGGACGAGCAGACCCCGATCCAGCGCGCCATGTACGCCATCGCCGCCGCGCTGCAGTACCCCATCGACAACCTCGGCCGCGTGTACGACGTCCGGTACATGATCCCGGTGCTCGCCTTCCACCTCGCGCGCGCCGGCCTCGGCCCCGTCGACGGGCAGGCCGTGATCAAGCCGCGGCGCGTGCCGCCCGGCCCGCAGGTCGTCGAGGACGCGATCGAGTGGGTGCCGCTGGACGCGCCGGACACCGTCGCTGAGGAACTCGCAGGCGTCACCAGCATCGATGACCTGCAGCACCTCTCACCGCAGGCCCGCGCGATCGCGGTGCGCGACCTCCTCGGCGGCAGCGACCAGGCCACCGCGCAGGCAGCCGCGCAAGTCCCGCTCGACGACAAGCCGGGCTGGCACACCCAGACCTCGATCCAGTTCGACGACTAGAGGAGCACCATCGTGACCACCTCGTACCCGACCAGCAACGACCCCATCGCGATCTTCCAGAGCTACCTGGCCGCGACCTGGCACGGCATCCCCGTCGACAAGGACGCGCCTCCCGGCATGTCCGTGACCCTCGAGATGATCGAGGGGCAGGCCGTCATCACCGGGCCGGTGCTCAAGGGCGACCGAGGGGACAAGGGCGAGCCCGGGCGGATCGTCAACCTGCAGTGGCCGCCGAAGGCCACGGCGGCCGAGCTGCCCGCGAACCTCACCGTCGCGGACGCCAACAAAGGCTGGTGGGTCGGCGACCCAATCCCGGACCGCGTGTACGTCTGGACCGGCACGAAGTACGAGGTCGTCCGCCCGGGCCCGCCCGGCGCCGCTGGGCCGGTCCCGCAGATCACGCCGTCCGTCGAGGTCATCCCGATGGCGGAGCGGACCCCGGACAGCAAGGACGAGATCATCGTCACCGGCGACGCCCGGTTCCCGCAGTGGCACATGCGTCTCCTCGCCCCGCCCGGCCCGCAGGGGCCGTCGACGAACATCGAGAACGCGCCCGACTACGACAAGCAGGGCCGCTCGAAGGAACCCGGCCAGGTCGTCACCGTCCTGCCGAACGGGAAGTTCGGCGCCTCGGACTTCGCCGCGAAGCACCCGCGGTTCTACAGCATCCCCGAGGGCATGTTCAGCTCGTTCTCTGGTCCCGCGCAACGGCACACGATCCTGCAGTACACCATCGAGGCGCAGGACTACGACTGGGTCCCGTACGTAACCGGGCACTTCCGCGCGTACGGCCTCGAGCTGGACGCCGACCCGCTCATCATCGGCAGCGAGGTCCGCCTCGGCGATCCCCTGTCCGGCACGCTCATCGCCCGCGGCTTCGGCAACAACAGCTCGTGGACGACCGTCGTCCCGCACTTCTCGTCGACCGGGAACACCACGGCCGCAGTCGCACCCGACAACGGCCACGCGATGGTCCCCGCCGGCCAGCCCGCGCAGATCAACGTGAACCTCTACAACGACGGACTGCTCGGCGTCTACCTGTTCAACCCGGCCGGCGCGCAGCTCGACGTGCTGGTCATCCCGCAGGGATAGGAGCGCCCCATGCCGTACACCAGGACCTACAAGGCGCGCCTGCTCGTCGAGCCCGACACCGACCTCGAGCAGATGCGTTGGCTGCAGCGCGAGTCCTTCCAGCGGCGCGCCGCCGCCGACATGCTCCGCATCGTCGACTACACCGAGACGGAGATCCCCACCGACGAACTGAATCCCGCGGTGGCGAAGGACCTGCCGCGCCCGCTCGAGGACTACCAGTGCTTCGAGTTCATCGGCGTCGCCGAGGTCGACCGCGACGCCGTCGCCGCACTCACCGCGGAGGCCCCGGCCGATGCCTAGAGCGCATGATCGGGTTCCGATTGCGCTAGACCGGAATCCGCTCGTCGGGCTCGTACCCGAGCCAGGGAAGCTGCCGAAGCTCAACCCCGTCGACTTCGTCGAGTCGGTCATCAAGATCATCACCGACAACATCGAGCGGATACCGCTGATCGGGCCCGTCGTCTCGGGTCTCGCGAAGCTCATCGGCCTCACCGACGACGGCGCGCTGATCAACCTGCTCAAGGGGCTCGTGTCCCTCGACCCGCGGAAGTTCCTCGACGGCCTCGCCGGCATGTTCGGCGGCGGCGCCGGCCTCGGGCTGCCCGCGATCCTGTCCGGCCTCAACGGCATGTTCGGCGGACTCCGCGCCGACGGCGGCCTCGACGCCTCGAAGCTGTTCGGCGCGCTCCCCACCGGCATCATGAACGCGATCCGCGGCCTCTTCTCGTTCCTCGGCGGCAACGTCGAACTGGGCCAGCTCATCCGCGCGACCCCCGGCCTCGAGAAGAACTGGCTGCCCCCGTTCGACACCGCCGAGTCGATCAAGGCCGACGACTGGTGGTCCTGGGACGGCACCGTCGGCCGCACCAAGCCCGGCAGCGCGAAGTGCCGCCTGGACGGCGTCGAGCACGTCCAGACCTCCGACCCGATCGACGTCGTACCCGGCCAGCAGCTCTCCCTGGGCGGCTACCTCCGATGGTCCAACTTCACCGGCACCGGCGGCCCCGCGTTCATCCTCCGCGTGCTCGCCTTCGACGCCGGTGACCAGCTCGTCGGGTCGGCGCAGATCGGCGCGGTCACACCGTCGGTCGCGACGTCCACGAACTTCGAGACCATGGTGGCCACGAGCTGGACCGCGCCGGCCAACGCGGCGTACGTCCGCGTACGGATGGAGTGCACCGCCGCGGCGACCGGCGGCACCGTCAACTGGGACGACCTCTGGCTCCGCAAGCCCGCGCAGAGCCTCCCGCAGGAGTGGATCAACGGGCTCGTCTCGAAGCTGTCGAACCTCACGTCGGGCATCGCCGACGCCTGGAACTTCGCGCAGAGCATCATCGACACGATCATGAACGGCTTCGGCCAGTTCGGATCCGGGTTCAGCCTGAACCACCTGCTCAGCCAGCTCGGCAACATCCCGCAGAACGCGATCGCGGGCCTCGGCGGCGTCCTCGGCGGACTGCTCCCCAAGACCGACTGGACCAGCTTCCTCAACGGGTTCAAGGCCGCCGGGAACAACGGCACCGCACCGTCGACCGGCAGCTCGCTCATCGACGACGTGATCAACTCGTTCCTCGGCGTGCGCACCAAGGCCGTCACCGCGCAGGCCAGCGCCCAGGCAGCCGTGCAGACCACCGGCCTCACCACGTCCGGGACGATGGGGACCCTCAAGTGGACCCGCGTCGTGTTCGCCACCGTCGGCAACGCAACCTGGACCGTTCCGACGCCGTCGGCCGGGTACCGGCTCGAGCGCGTCGACGTGCAGATCGTCGGCCCCGGGCAGGGTGGCCCGCGCATCCCACTGAATTACCTGGGCCGCGCCGACGGCGGGCTCGCGGGCGGCTTCCGACGACAGTCGTTCACCCCCGAAGAAATCGGCGCGCCCGGCACCGCGTACGCGCTCACGATCCCCGGCGGTACCTCCGGCGCTACGGCGATCGGCCCGGCAGCCGTCCCGCCGCGCGCGACGGTGCGCCGGCAGAGCGACAACGCCCTGCTGATCCAGTCGCCCGAGCCCGGCACCTCGGGCATCGTCACCACCGCCGGGATCCCGAGCACGTACCAGGCCCCGGGGTCGGGCGGCGCAAACGGCCCGGCCGTGTACACGGGGAACGACTCAAACGGGAACTCCACCTACTCGTACACCGACGGTGAGCCCGGCGACCCGTCGTTCGAGTCGCCCGGCGGCACCGCGGGGCGCTCCGCGACCGGATGGTTCGGGTCCGGCTCGGCAGCGCCCGGAAACGGTGCCAACGCGCCGACCAGCGACCCGTACCACCGCTACTGCGGATCTGGCGGCGGCGGATGCGCAGGCCGCGTCAACGCGCCGGGCGGCGCGGGCGGTGACCCCGGTGGGGGCGGCGGTGTCGGATCCCCGCACAACGGCGCCGCGTTCCTCCCGTCGTCCACCAACGGCGGCCCCGGCGGCCGAGCAGAGATCGTCTTCTGGATTGTTGAGGCCCCACTATGACCGACGCCTACCTCATCGACGACACCGGCACCGTCCGCCGCTACGTGCTCGCCGAGCCGCTCACCACCCGCCGCGTCGACCGCGTCGACGGCGACGGCACCCCCGTGTTCTCCGACGAGACGGTCACGGTCACCGACCTCACGATCGCGATCCCCGAGCAGTGGCCGCACTCGGTCACCATCCCGGCGGTCCTCGTGACCGGCAGCGGCCCCGAGGCCGTCGAGAACGTCGGCTCGTACCCGGCCGCGGTGCCGTGGGAGCAGGTACTCGACGACCTCGGCGTGCACATCGCCCAGGGCGAGCCGCCCGCGCCGCCGACACCGTTCCTCGTCGGCGCGGTACCGACGGCCGACGATCTCCCGCTCGAGCTGCAGCCCCTCGGCGTGTACCTCGTCCGCGACGACCAGGTCGCGCGGTGCCTCGTCGACGGCGAGCACCGGGACATGCCCTGGGATCCCGGGTGCATCACCTTCTTCGGCATGACCGCCGACGAGGTGCCCGACATCGAGCCGAACTGATGCCCTGGTCGTCGACACCCGAGCCGCCGCCCACACCAGGCCGGACAGCGTGGGCGCCCGGCGACGGCCACCAGCCCACGCCGACCGCGCCCCGCACGGGCTGGTGGCCCGTGGCAATCGTCGCCGGCACCGGCACCAGCATCGGAGACGCCGCCGGCCGCGCCGCGGTCCGCGCGTCCGGCACGGGCACCAGCGTCGGAGACGCCGCCGCGGCGATCCTCGTCCACCTCGCGGGCACGGGCGGCAGCATCGGCGACGCCGCGGCGGCCGTCCTGGCGCACCTCGCGGGTACCGGCACCAGCGTCGGCGACTCCGGCGGGCGCGGCGCGATCCGCGCGACCGGTGCGGGCACGAGCGTCGGCGACGCGGCGGCGGCCGTCCTCGCCCACCTCTCGGGCGCGGGCACCGGCGTCGGCAGCAGCTACGCCACCGTCCTCGCGCATCTCACCGGCACCGGAACCAGCGTCGGCAACGGCGCGGCCACAGCGGGATTCGCGCCGCACGCCCCGGAGCGCACCGAGTTCACCGCCGCCGGGGCCTACACCTACCTCATCCCGGGCTGGTGCCGGTTCATCGACCAAGTCCTCATGCCCGGCGGCGCATCCGGGCAGACAGGCGACGGCGCGTTCAGCGGAACAGGCAAGGGCGGCAACCCCGGCGTCTACCTCGTCCGCACCCTCGAGCGTGGCGTCGACCTCCCGTGGACGCAGACCACGATCACCGGCACCGTCGGCGCGGGCGGCGCCCGGCCTGCGAACTCCGACAACGCCGCACCGAACCCCGGCGGCGCGACCACCGCCGACTGGGGAAGCGGCAACGTCACCGCGCCCGGCCCCACCGGCACGCAGCCGTCCGGGCAGAACGGCGGCAGCTCGGCCGCGGTCACCGTGAACGGCCAGAACTACCCCGCCGGGCCGGGCGGCACGGGCAATGCAGGCGCGGGCAGCGCACCAGGCGGCGCGGGCGCGGGCGGCAACGGCGGCATCTTCGGTTCCCGCACCCAGGGCGGCCCAGGCGGCACCGGCCGCGCATCCTTCTACGCACGTCAATCCTGAATGGAGACAACACAATGCCAGCATCCGACGCCGTCAATAAGCAGGTCTGCGACTACAAGGCCAGCCTCGGGAAGACGATCAAGATCCACGAGCAGGACAAGGCCACCGTGCACGCCGCGTCCGGCGCAGGCACCGCGGCGCCGATCGCGACGACACCGGCATCCGCGGACACCGCGTGGGGCGCTGCCGTGATGGGGACCGGCCCGAACGCGGGCTACGCGGTGGCGACCGGCTCGAACGTGCCGTTCATGCAGCCCCCGGGGAAGACGTCGAAGTCCTACAGCGTGTGGAACGGCAACACGTACCTGTGGGCCGCCGACCTCGACGCGCCGGTCACGACCACCACGACGGCGCTGCCCGTCGACGTGGTCCCGCGTACGCGGCACCAGGAGCAGTAGAACCGTTACCCCCTTTTCGAGCCCCGCGTCGAACATCCGGCGCGGGGCTCACCTGTAACCCGCAGGAGGCCACCATGACCACGATCGTCAAGACCCGAGGAGCGTCCGAGCCCTACGGCACGAACTTCCTGACGCCCGCTCTCGCGCCGCTGAATTCGACCCGATTCCGAGTGGTTGAGACCAGATACCCCGCGAGCATCGGCCCGGTGAATCCCGCGCCGGGCACACCGGTCGGCCCGTCGCTGAACGCCTCGGTCGAGATCGGCGTGATGAACATCCTCGCGACCGTGACCGCCGCACCGGATGACGTCGTGCTCGTCGACTACAGCCTCGGCGGGATCGTCAACAGCGCCTTCCTGTCCCGCTACGGCACCGTCGGCAGCAAGGTCGTCGGCCGCGTCTCGCTCGCGAACCCGACCCGCGCCGCGGGCGACAACTACCACTTCCCGTCGTTCGGGGAAGGGATCTTCGGGCACCCTGTCGACTACCAGCGCCTCGGCATCCCGCACTGGGAACTCGCGTCGCCCGGAGACGTGATGACCTCCTGCCACGCGGTGTCGCCGCTGCGGTGGATCGCCGAGGACGTCGTCGCCGGGTTCAGCCTCGACGCCAAGGCCTTCGCGGCCTGGGCCGCCGCGACCGTCGCGAAGCTGCCGCAGATCGAGCAGCGCGCCGTCGGACAGAACGGCGCGCTGCTCTGGACGCCCGACTGGTACCAGCAGATCTTCCAGGCACCCGGGCAGCTCTGGGCGTACGCCCGAGGCGGCTCGCACACCGACGCCTACCTGCGGCCGTTGTGGCGCACCAGCTCCGGCGCACCGATCACCGCGCTCGCACTCATGACCAAGATCCTCCGCGACTACTTCGGGAGCTGACGATGCCCGCACGGTTCTGGCCGCTCGAACGCGGCCACGAGATCACCAGCCCCTTCGGCGCCCGGTGGGGCACCACACACTGGGGGACCGACTTCGGATGGCCCGGCGGCTCCGCCGGCCGCCCGGTCTTCGCGGTCCAAGGCGGCACCGTCACGCAGGCCGGCCCCGCGTCCGGGTTCGGGCAGTGGGTGAACGTCGACCACCCTGCGCAGGACGGCGGCGGCCTCACCGTCTACGGCCACGTCATCCCGGAGGTGCGTGTCGGCCAGCGCGTCGAGGCGGGGCAGCGCATCGCGCGGATCAACCCCGACAGCAACACGAACGGCGGCGTCGCGCCGCACCTGCATCTCGAGTGGCACCGCTCCGTGTGGGTGCCACCCGGGCCTGACCGGCTCGACCCGCTCCCGCTGCTGCAGGGAGCCCAGTACCCCGGCGAGGCGACCGCCCCCGGACCGACGACACCAGGAGGCACCATGACCGATCCCGTGTTCGGCATCGACGTATCGAACCACCAGGGCGACTTCAACTTCGCGGGCGCCGCCGCCGAGGGCTACCGGTTCGCCACGCACAAGGTCGTCGAGGGCGACGGCTACGCGGACCCGTTCTGGCCGCGCGCCCGCGACGAGATGCGCCGGCACTTCCCGGGCCGGTTCGGCGGCTATGTGTTCTGCCGCACCAACGTCGACCCGCAGCGCGAAGCCGACTTCATGCTCGGGAAGCTCGGCGACCCGAGCATTCCGGTGCAGATCGACTACGAGGACACCACGAACGGCGGCAGCGGCCGAGACCTCGCCGCGCGCGTGCAGGCTTACCGCGACCGCGGCGTGCGATTGCTGCCGGTGTACCTGCCGCGCTGGTTCTGGCGCGACCACATGGGTTCGCCGGATCTCGCATTCCTCCGCGACGTCGGCCTCTGGAACAGCAACTACGTGAGCGGCACCGGCTACGGGTCGGCGCTGTACGACCCGAACTCGGCGGGATGGCAGGGCTTCGGCGGTGCCGACGTCCGCATCCTGCAGTTCACCGAGCAGGCGCAGGTTGCAGGCCAGCGCATCGACGCCAACGCGGTCAAGGACCCGGCCGCGCTGGACCGCATCTTCGGCACTAACACAGGAGGTACTCCCATGCCCAACCCGCCCCTCGACACCCAGACCGCGGCCGGCCTCACCCTCGACCAGCTCGCTGGTCCCAACGCTCGCAACGGCGCCGGGTTCCCCGGCTGGGAGTGCCTCGGGAACCGCACCGTCGTCGAGGCGCTCGGCGCCATCGGCGAGAAGCTCGGCGTCCCGGGATGCAAGGACGTGAAGAAGTGACCGGCGCGCAGCGGCTCGAGTTCACCCGTCTCGCCGCCGGCCCCGTGCTCGCGCGCGCCGGGTACACCGCGCTGTACACCGTCGCGGCCACGGTGGCCGCGATCACCACGTTCAAGCTCGCATTCCGCTACGGAGGTCTGTAGATCATGCTGCTCAACATCCGCACCTGGGCGGACGTCCGCGCCGGGGCGTACGCGCTCCTCCCGCTGCTCTCGACGCTCCTCGTCGGGTACAGCGTCCTCGACCAGCAGAAGGCGACCCTGTGGGTCGCGCTCGCCACCGCGGTGCTCGGACCGGTGATCTCGGCGGTGCAGGCCCGCTCGGTGTCGACGTTCCGAGCCGCGTTCTACGCGGTGCTCGCCGCCGGGCAGGCCCTCGCGATCGGCTACGGCTTGCTGCAGGACGGGCAGCTCGACGCGTGGATGCCGCTCGTGACGTTCCTCATCGGCGGCGCGGCGGTCGCTCCGGCGGTGGCGAACACCGACACCAGCCCGGCCGACGGCACGACCGGGCGCCACCGGGGCATCGAGTGAAGCGCGGCACGTGGGTGCCGCTCCTCCCACCACACGCGCGCAACGTCGTCGTCGGCATCGTGCCGGTCGAACCGATCCTGCGCGGCATCGACTACGTCCTCCCCGGCGGTGAGACGGCTCCGCAGCTCAACCTCATCGAGGCCGCCGCGCCGATGCCAGTGTGGGGCGCGCTCTGCCTCATCGCGGGCGTCGTCGCGCTGGTCGGGTTCTGGGCGAGGTGGCGCACCGTCTGCATCGCGGGGATGTGGCTCGGCGCCGCCACCTACCTCACCCTCGCGGTGGGGCAGTGGGTCGAGGTGTCGGGGCATCCGTGGTGGGACGGTATTCGCGGCCCGGCCATCGTCACGATCTTCGGCGCCGCGATGGCGGGTATCGCGCTCGGCTACGCGCGCCAGGAGCCCGAGTGAACTGGGCGGCACCCGCAGGGGTGCCCTGGCTGTTGTGGCTGGCCATCATGCTCATCTTCGGCCCGCCCGCACTCGGATCGAAGATTGCGGCGCGGATCCCCGGTGTGCTCGGTGCGACCGGCCGGTGGTGGCAAGCGAGGAAGATCGCGCAGGTGTCGCAGGACGAGCTGGGCCGGATAAGCGCGGAGCTGCACGAGCTGCGCGCCGACTACGACCGTGTCGTCCCGGATCTGCGGGAGCGGGTCAACAAGCTCGAGGAGGCGCTCGACCGAGCGCAGCGGCGGCTGTGGGCGTTCCGTGATCACGTGCGGGACTTGAAGGACGTCCTGCGGCGGCACGCGCCGGACGCGCCGTTGCCGGAGCCGCCGGAGGAAATCAGCGACCTCGTCTAGGCCATCTTGAGCACGAAGTGCGGCCCCTCACCCATCCCCAGGGTGAGGGGCCGCTTTCGTCGTCTCCGGGTCAGGTCGCCGCAGGGGAGCGGCGCGTGATCCGGTTCGCCACCTGGAAGGTGACGATGCCGCCGAGAACCAGCCACAGCGGCCAGGGCGCACCGATCGCGAGGAGCACGCCGGCTGATCCCGCGGTGGCGACGAGGTCGTAGTTTCGTCGGAGCATTCTGGGTCTCCTTCCTGCGTGTTTGTCTAGCTACACTGTAAGTCCCCGGTCGGGGACCAGGCGGCCACATTCCGCCCGGTCCCCGGTTGGGGGCTACTTCCGCTTCTTGCGGTGTCGGCCCTTCGGGGGTTGTGGCTTGCGGTTCTGGATTGCCATCCAGAGGTTGACCAGGAGGGTCAGCCCCGCTAGCACGAGCCCGATGCGGGCTTCGTCCAAATTCATCACCTCCCCTCGTTGTTGGTAACACCAGTCTAAGCCATAGCTAGGGTATTAGTCAACCGAATCCAGGGAAAAGTTTTCGGGTAAGTATTCGGAGACGGTCGCGGGCAGCCAGCCGAGTCGACGGCGTTGGTGCGGGCCGACGCCGACCATTGCGTCTGCAGGCGGGAAGTTGCCTGTGCGCACGCGGGATTTCAGCCGCTCAAGAGGGTGGCCTCCTATGTCGGCTATGTCGGTGAGTGCGAGATACCTGGTCGTCATGCGCTCGATCCTACCCCCTAGCTGGGGTTTTGAAAATGTTCCGTCAGAACACTTGCCAATGACCTAGCTAGGGTATAGCTTGGTGTCATCACCGAGGAACGGAGAAACAAATGACCACCACCGCCACGCCCACCAAGATCACCGGCCTGACCGCCATGCACATCCGGCACCTGGAACTCGCGTTCTGGGGCGACGGCACCGCGACGATGAGCGCGACCACCGCGACCTTCCAGGACGCCGACCTCGCGCTCGCCACGATCGCGAAGCGCCTCGAATCCGTCGCCGGCCCCGAGCGTCGCTACCTGCAGACGGTGGCCCGCAAGATCCGCAAGGCGGCGAACCGATGAGCGCTCGACGGTGCCGGGCGAAGACTCCGAACAAGGCGTGCCCGAGCGTCAAGGTCGACTGCTCGCGGACGTCGGGCCACGCGGGGCCGCACCAGTTCAAGCTTCACGGCGTCGTGCTCCAGAGCTGGAAGAACACCGCGCGCTCGAAGGCCACGGCCCGCCCCGTCTGCCCGGACTGCGGGGGCTGCTACGCCGACGGCCCGTGCGTGTGCGCCCGCGGATGCGACCGCGCGCACGGCCCCTGGCCTGCCGCCAAGTAG